ATTCCCATCTACACTCCCATCTGCTTTGAGGAATTGAGAAGAAGTACCTCCTGCAACTTTTTCATATAAATTAGGTAAAGTAATAAGTCCATCCACTGCTGTATAAACAGTACCATTAAGAGATATATTACCTCCTCCAACACTTGCTCCATTTATCCATTTACCTGATGCAGAATCATATATTAGTGCCTACTTATTTTGTGGGTTACTAATATTAACATCATCTAATCCAGCTAATGTGGTAATAGAAGGTTGAGTTCCACCTAATCCATATGCAGATACTTCTCCCACAGAGAATAGATTGTAATTAGCCTATATACTAACTATATTACCAGATGTATCTCTATTAATAGTAAACCAAGTATTGAAATCACTTATATTGAGTTTACTATCTAATGCAGACTACAACCCACTAATCTTACTTATTTGTAAAGTAGGTATATCACCTTCAGATAGTATAGTACCAGATACTACTCTACCATATTGATCTGTAGTTATTTTAGTATATGTACCAGCAGTTCCAATAGTATTTAATGATAAAGTAACATCAGAGGTTAATGCTCCTCCACCAGTTAATCCATTACCTGCTAATACCTATCTAGAACTAATTACAGCATCTGTAATACCATATCCAGCTAATGTAGTAGGTTTACCAGTAATATCAGCCCATGCCCAAGTAGTAGGTTTGTTTAGTAAGTTAGCCCAAGTAATATCAGTTTTCTTAGCATAGTTATTATTAGTAAGATATCTACCTAATTCTGTTTCATTAAGACCTACTGCATTCTTATCTATGTTTACCCACTTACTTCCATTATACTGTAGTAATTGACCTGTAGCTAAATCTGTTAGTTGTACATCCTTTAATTCATATAAGTATTGTGCACCAGTTGGTACTGTGCCTGCTGAATACCCATACGCTGAGATTTCTCCTACTCCAAATAAATCTCTCTTTGCCTTAATACGCCAAAGAGATGAATCGCTAGCACTAGCAGATTTATCCCATTCAAACATATCTTCTAGAGATACTACTCTAGCTTCTATGTCATCTACTCTAAGACCAATATTGTTTATCATATTGGTAATAGTAGTTGCAAAGTTAGGATCGTTGCCTAATGCTTCTGCAATCTCTTTTAAAGTATCTAATGTACCAGGAGCTCCACCTATTAGGTCATTAATCTCCTATGATACATATGATTTAGTAGCGTAACCACTAAGATCTGGAACAATTGCTGATTGTGGAATAGCATACCAGTGTGTACCATTGTATGATAATACAGAGCCTACTTCTGCTCCTTTTACTTTATCACCATCTCTAAGTACATCGGCACATTCATATAATGCACCTGCACCACCTGTACCTCCTCCACCAGTACCAGCTCCATACGCTGAGATTTCTTTGTGAGAATATACATCTAATTCAGTATATAACTTACCATCTGCATCTACTTTCCAATACTGATCTTTTTCTAACTAATCTAGAGCAGCTTTTAACTATGCTTGTGTTACTACAGAATTAGTATTAGATTGGTCTGATGATACTGTAAAATCAAGTCCTCCATTGTCATTAATAGCAATAGCAATAGGATATACTCCTGACATGTTAAGTATATCAGTTTTATTCTTTGCTTCTACTATTAAAGCATCAGAACCATTTAATCTTACTTTTGAGTAAGCATTCTGATTTACTTCAGCTCCTTCCTAAATACCATCTAGTTTCTATTTCTAAGCATCTGTTAGACCAGTTCCACCACCCTATTGGTAAATAATAGTGGTTCCACCACTTTGTACAGAACCATCTTCTGTAGTCTAAGTAGTAGAACCATTATATAATGGATTAACTGTATATATGTTATTTCTATTCATTTTTTACGCTAGTTTGTATGCTGTTATTTCTCCAGTCGAAGTAAGATCTCCATTAACACTTACTCCAGAAGTAGTCAAGCTAAGCTGTTTACTACCGTTAGTCATTCTTACATTTCCACTAGTAGTTAAAGTATTTACTGTTAGATTAGTAGCAGTTCCATTTGTAGACTGTACAAATCCAGTAATGTGGCTTGGATCTATAGTTTTACTAGAGTCTGCTTTAGCTAATTCTTGCCACATAGCAGTAACATCTAATCCTCCACCTTCTCCTCCACCACCGCTTGATACAGTATAGTTGATCCATTTACTAGTAGTATTGTCCCATACTAGAGATTGTTTATCTAATTTGTTACTTATTCTAACGTCTGACAAATCTTCTAGTTTGTTAACTCCACCACCACCTACAATTCCACTTGCTTTAACATTAGTCCACCTATCACCATCAAACTATAGTATGTCATCTATGGCTGCATTCTTGATATTAGTGTCTAGCATAGTAGATAGTTTATTCACTTTAGATAGATCTAAAGACAATGTGGCTACCTTGTTAGCTATATCAGTTAGAGTAGCATCATAACCATTTACTTTATTATTCACATTATAGAATTGTGATAATGGAGTATAGGTATTAAGCTGATTAGATATACTTTGAACTGCAAGTGTATTAAGTTCTACTTGTGCCTGAATCTACTTAACTAACTGGTAAAGTTCGTCTATAGTCATATCTTATTAGTTTTTTAATGTGAGCTCTAAGTCTTTCAATCTATTCATATGAAAGATTACTACTCCTAGAATCATCTAATAACTACATTATATGCTCAGCACATACGAAATTAAGCATATACCATTTCTTATAGTTTAGATTTACTTTAGTTTCATAATTTAGACCTGCACCGATTATATATGTGTCTTTATTCATATTGCACAAGATCCATTACAACAGCACTTACACTGTTTGTTACAACCTCTAATTACAGTATTATAAGTATCTACTGATCTAGATAGCTTACTTAAATTTAGCATTCTGTCTAAATCTATGTAAAAGTTAACAGCATTGTCTATCATATTGTTCTGTTCTGCATATTCTAACAGATCTTTCTTAAGTATAAACAATGCCATTCTTTCTTTCTACTGTTTATCTAAACAAGTATTACAATGATTAGTTAGAACGTCAATCTCTGCATAATACAGTTGATCTTTATCGTAGTAAAAACCAACTTCCTATACTCCATCAGCAGTACTAATAGTAACAGTAAATGCACTTGTAGAAGTACCTTCTTCAAATGGTATACTGATTTCAGTTACACTACCAAATTCTTTTACAGTTGCTTGAGTATGATTAGTAACTACAGCTGAATAAGCATTCTTAAAGTTATCTAAGTTATCTACATATACTGCTGTTACATTCATGGCTGACTTCAGCTTGATCTCAATTGTTGTTTCTGTTTTAGTTATTTCCATATTACTTAAATAAAAAAGGGAGTCAGGGTTTTACCCCCAACCCCCTTTACGGTACACTGAAATTTAATATTATGCAGACGGAGCAACACCGCTGATAAATGCTTGCAAACCTTTTGCAAGTACAGAGTTATTAAGAGTACCAGCCTTAACATATAATTCAGTCAAGATCGGAGTAGTCTTAATATACTGGTTATCATTGCTCAGATACAAGTTATCATTTTCAATAGTAGCATAGTCATAAGTATCACCAGCAACTACTTTTCTAACCTGTTCTACTTCAGGATATGCACCTGTAAATACATGTCCTTTGTAACCCATCTGACGTGCTTCTCTGTCTCTAACTTGTTTCCAATAACCTTTACCTGGGTTACCTGGAGTTTTAACAATAGTTGCACCAGCAACTGCTTTCGGGTAGTTGCTCAATAAAGCGCCCGGAATTGTTTCATACAAGCTAGCGTCCATAGATACAACGCTATATTCATTGATAGAATATACACCTTCGTTGTCATCTTTTTCCATAGCAGTTAAAGTAATAACAGCAGCAGAAGCAGATGCCTAAACGCGACGATTAGCGTGTTTATTAATCTTCTTAACGATAGCAGTAGCCAGATCAGCAGCAGTTGCAGATTCAGCAAATACTTCGTAAGTGTGAGTAAACTGTCCCGGATCTTCAAACATGTCTTTGTAAACAATATGAAGAACGTAACGGTTTCCAGCAACGATTGTAGCATTCGTCAAAGTAATAACAATCTCTTCCTGAACAGGAGCAACATAAGTACCAATTACAGCAGACGGTTTAGAGTCTTTCTGAATTGCATTAGAAAATTCAATGTTAGCTTTTTGTTCAGTAGTACCATCAGGTTTAGTTACAGTTACTTTATCCTGTGCTACACCGATATACAACGCACTAGCTTTTACCGCATCAGCAGCTGTTTTGATGATTTTTCTATCTTGGTCAAACATTGCAACATCACCAGCAGCCAAAGCGTCAGCTGTAGTATAAGAAGCAGGACAATTTTTACCGATAAGTACGGTATCAACTCTTGTAATCATAGTTTATATTTGTTTAGTTAAACATTAATTAAAGCGCTTTCTTGTTTAACATGCTTACTTTCTACTTTCATTATTTCAGATTTCCACGTTAGTAAGCGCTTATTCTTTATTCCATCACATTAACTTCATTGTTATATGACTGGTATCTTGGATTAGCCTGATTCTCTAAGTATAGCTAAGCTGCTAACTTTACTATCTCTAACTATGTATGTTCAGGCATATCTGTATATTCAGCAAATGGTTCTTTGTGAATATCTATTTTGTTTGGTTTGCGGATGTAACTAATAGTATATTTACTTACTTTATATTTACCATCCGTATATAGTTTAATTAAGTCTCTAGCGATCAACTTAATAGGTCTAGCTTTAGTATAATGTAGATGATACTCTGATAGTGAATTCTCTTTGATTCTATCTACAGTTTCTATGGTACCTTCTATAGTATCTGTATAATGTACTATATAATTACCTTCTTCATCTTTTTCCCAGCAAGGTATCTCTACTCCATCAGCAGGCTGTATACCAGCAGTATCACCAAGTAACAGTACATAGTTTTCTGGTAATGTCACTGTATATAGTGAAGGATTTACTGTAGTAATAGCAGCATCTTCAAATGATTCTTCTTGTACTAAAGTACGAAGATCATCAATACGCTTTTCAGTCTATTCAAACCCTTCTCTTTTATAATTCATAGCAGAGTAACGAGTCTTCCAGAACTTATCTAGACCAGCATTTAAAAAGTATTCAGTAGTATTTGTAGTAGGTTTACTTAAGTTATCATCTAACTTATTAATCTCTAATTCAAATGCTTCTTGCAGGGCAATATATTTCATAATTAGTCTTGTTTCATGTTAAGACGATATCTAGCCTCAGTAATAAACATTTCTACTGCGCCTTCTACAATCTCCATATGTACGTTGTCAGGTAATTCACATTTATTTAATATAGTGACACCATCAACACCAATTACATCAAATTTCTTTGGTTTACGATAATATACTAAATCAAGCTTCTTAATTACAGTATATTCATCATGTATAATATTAATGTAAATACTTTTCTGTGTATCAGCATTATTACCAGCATTAAGCACTACATACGGATTAAGCATAATTGCCTTGTTATAATAAGTAGAGATTATCTTCTCTACATCATCCTCTCTAATAGTCTTATTAGGAGTAATAACATAATCTGTTGGATTGCTGATCTCAGTTTCTATTTTATAGTTTTTAGAGATCATGCTGTTACTTCTGATATACAGAAAGTAGTCTTCAGGTAATTTGACTCTATCAGATACTTTATCAGTATTATTAGCGTCTTTAGTATCTACTTCATAAAGACCTCTTACAATCAATCCTTTCAATGCATCTGCATTCTTCTTCTGAGCTCTAGTTCCATCTAATACCTAGTCCTCTTGTAAGTAATTTATTCTTACATATCTTTCAGTATAGGCATTTAAGAAAGAAAAGATAGTATCAGAAGTGAGTTTTTCTTTCAACTCAAAGTCTGGATTCATCAATGTAATTCGTCTTTCGAACTCTACTTGCATTTCACGTGCGCTGATAAGCCCTCCTTTCCGCTGGTGAAGTAAATGACCAAATGGACATATTTTTCATAAAACCCAACATATTTTTGTTATTGCTGTTAATAATATTTCTAGTCATGTTTCCGTTTCTTTTATTTCCATATAGAGCTTCTTGTACATCAGAAATACATTGCCATTCCTTTATAAACTTACCATCTAAATCGTATTGATATACAGGTTTTTTATTTATTCCTGCCACTTTTAAAATATTACCAATATGTTTAGCTTTAAATTCAGGATCTTCCCATAACTATTTATGAACTTGTTTAAGTCTCTATTTAGTAGTTTTAGATCTTTGTTTTCCAAGATTAGCAGCAAGTAATGCTTGTCTATGTTCTTTACTTAACTTAGATGTAGACTTTCCTAGATTTCCTCCAGAATCTATATTGTATCCATATTTTTTATCAGTAGATTTATAATAAGCGATCCAATATATTTCTCTTTCGTTTAGTTCTTTTTGCGAAGAACAACGCTCAATAATATCCAAACTAAAATTTTCAATTCCGTATTTGTTCAACGCGTTATGAAAATAAGTTTTATGAGCTTTTGTAGTAGGTCTACTATTAGTTAAATGCTAGATTACTCGTTTATGTAAACTTTTAGTAGTTTGTCCTATATAGACTTTTCCATTTACATTATTTTTAAATCTGTAAATGACATAATCTACAGAATAATTATCATCTATTAAAAACTTAGTGTAATCCATTCTTGTAAATTATTTATTTGTAGCAACTACAATATATTATTCTTGTAAATTATTTATTTGTAGCTTAGTTTCTGTACGCCTAGACTCAATGTTCTCCAGAGCAATTACTACAGCTCTATTTACTGCTTCATATAATACGTATTCAGGTACTTCTGTAATATCCTTATTATATTCTTTATAATTGATCTTATCAGGATATTTAACATAAGTAATGTCAACAGTATAAGGAGCTTTCATACTAGTTGTATCGATGTATATCTTTAACTAGTTATCAGCAATAGTAGCCTTAGGTGTTGGAATCCAGGGATTGTTATTATAAGTTTTACGGAACCTATCAGCTGTTTTATGATCTACTAGATCTACATTTGCCTGATTATTGCCAAAGTGTAATACAGCATTTACAAAGAACAATCTGTTGTTAGTATTGCTTGAATCTTTAAAGAAATCAGACATAGTAAGTACATTAGAACTAGAGTCAAAAGTAACAGCTACAGCATTATCAGTTTTTACTAATCTTTCTAAATCTGCTATTCTTTTGACACTACCTTCAAATGCTTCCTGTCTAGTATTAGATCCAGTAAACTTATTGCATAATACTTCAACATATCCCTGCATCAGGAATTGATCAATTTCTTCTGGTGTGAATGCTGGGCAGCCACCAAACGCAACTGCCTTTTCATTCTTATCAGCACCAGTTTTAAAAGCAATATGTAAATCCTTTATTGTCATATTTACTTAGATTTTGTTTCTTGGAGAATGGACATCTTAATATCTTGGTTCTTCTTATCATTCAGATAAGCAATAGCATCGTCAATTCCATTTCCAATCATTTCTGTACCATAGAAGTATTGTGTACGGTTACGTCTAAGGATGTTCTTAGAAAGAGCGTTCTCAATCAAGAACTGAGTTTCCTTATTAGGATTGTTAACCCATTTCAACATAAACTTATTCGGAGACAATTCGATCTGTTCATTCATCTTAGCCTCAACAAGTTCATTAGAAAGGTTATCTGATTTAATACCATACAGACGTAAACACTTACGCATATCTTCGATAGACATCTTATCAAGTTCTCTATAAGCCTCACGCTTAATCTTATTGAACTTGTTAGTCTCTTCAGCTTCACTAGTAGCATTAATCAGCAAGTAATCTGTAGCTGCATTCTGTTTGTTAAGACCATCTGCAACTCTTTTGTGTCCTTTCAGGAACAGATATTTAAGTTCATCTTCAGGTTTTTCTGTTCTCAAAATAGTGTCGTTCTTACCTACTTTGATTGCATATGTTTCCCAGAAAGAACTACTTGGTGATAATGTACCCGGTTCGTATCTTAATTCTTTTTCTAATCTTTCAGCGTCTTCAGCTGTTAATCCTGTGTATAAGTTTCCTGATCTAGTCCAGTATGAGCCTATATAATCAAAACACTTACTCCATTTAGTAAGGTTTGTCCAAGGATTCTGTTTTACAATTCTAACGATTATTTCCATAATATTTAATATTAGATTATCAAGTTAGTAAAAGCTTGGGGAGCACTAGCCAAGCTCCCCTTACTTTGTTTTATTTATTTACTTTGCTTACTCAGCCTCCATGATCAGCTCACCACAAGCTCTAGGATCTCTCAGCATGATACCCATTTCACCAAGGAAGTATACAGTATAACCGTCCTTACCATTAGATCTCAGAGTATCTTTAGATTTAGCATATCCAGACGGAGCAACAGCACCACCAGTATACCAAGTAACGAATTCACGGTCTTTACGAACTACCTTAACAATGTTAGCTTCACCATCACGTCTACCCAGATCCAGGAATGTCATACGATATGATTCCAGCGGTTTCAGAGTAACCGGATGCAACTGACGATTATAAGTAGTATCATCATACAACGGGAAGTATTTCAACGTCAATTCGATACCATTAGTCATCTTATAAGTCTTGAACTGACCACCGAAAGTCAAGTTATCACCAGAACCTGTTACGAATACTGTATCGATCAAGTTCATAGTTGTTGCTTTTTCTTTCAATACACGGTCGAATTCACGCATACCCATTTCACCAGTCAAAGCAACAAACTTACGTTCGTTAGTACCAAGACAGTTATAAGACAGGTCAGCTAAGAAATCTTCCAACAGTTCAGCAGAAAGACGAGTATAGTAACGTCTGTTAGACGGAGCAATCTGTTCGAGCAGACCAGCACCAATAAATACCGGACGACCGTTAGTACCCTTCAAGTTACAAGAACCATCTTTGTTTACATTACTCTTCATGTAAACCAACATTCTTTCAGTTCTCTTATACCATTCACGAAGTGCAAGCCATTCCTGATAGTCAGCCCACAAATAAGATGTTTTGCCTGTTGCAGGATCTCTCAGTGCAATAGCCATTACATCTGAATAAGCAGAACCTGTGATATCGTAGTTGATACGAATAGTAGTCAGGTAGTTACGCATCTTGAAGTGAGTGCTGTAGTTCAGGATATCACCTTCTTCTGAGTACTCTTCGTAAGCAGAAGCAAGACGAGATACTTGACAACCAGCTGTTAACAGATCAGCAGGAATATAAGAAGAAGGTTTACCATCTGCTACAAAGCAAGTATAAACCCACAGGTTACCATCCTGATAAGGAGCTCCAGAAACACGTACCTGGAATTCTTTGTTATCAAATTCAAGAATAGCACCAGAAGCAAACATGTTCTCTTCTAACCACAACATGATAGGTGTATTACCTAAACCAGCTGTTGAAGTAGCGCTGATAGCTTCTCCCTGCCATTTTGCATCTCTAATTGTTACAGCTCTATCTGCATCAATCATTACAGGCCATTCCCAAGATGCTTTGTCGATAGTCATTACGTTTCCAAGACCACCGGTAAGCATATCTAAAGAAGTACTATAACCATTGTCTTTTGTACCAAATACATAAGACAATACAGTAGATACCTGATAAGGACTTTGCTGTGAAGCATAAGAGATCTTATTTGTGTCAATCAGATCAGAAAATCTTTTGCCTTTGTATAGTACTAAATTATTAAGAATATTATTATCCATAAAATACTAGTAATTTTTATTTATTTATTAATATCATTATACACGAAGTTTGCGTGTAAAGGATGACCATAATGAAGTATCATCTTCCGATGATTTTACTTGTTTCTGTGATTTCTTATTGATACCACTATTATTCTTCAATGAGTTCTTGAAACTGTCTATAGCTTTCTTTTTACCTTCTTTTTTAGCTATGTCTAGCAATGTATCACCCTTCATAGTAAAATAAGCTGACTCGATCAAGTTCTTGATACTCTTAGCATAATCCTTTTGGTATCTAGTTTTGCCATCAGCTTCAGGTCTAAATATGTATTCCAGCAGAACATGTTTATCCTTTGCAGGAATAGCAATACCACGTATATTATCTAGGCCTTTTATTTCCTTGACAACGTTGTCAAAAAATGCCTGTTGGTTCTTTCTAGCAGTCTCTGCCTGCTTTTTCTGATCCTCCAATAGCTGTTGTTTCTTTTCCTCTCTAATGCCTTTAAGAGCCTCTAAAGCGTCTTCAGCTTCATCTGAAAGAATACCAGCTTCATCATATTTAGTCAGTTTCTTCTCAATCTGCTTACTATTAAATCCTTTCTCTTTAAGGAATTCTTTAAGTACAGCTTTCTGATTTACTTCATCATCTTCAATATCAATGTCATCCAAATCCAGAGGAGCGTCAATAGATAAGTAATCACGAATATCTCCACCATTCTTTACAAATTCGTCTAACTTAGCTACTTCTTCATTAGCATAAGTAGGTACAGATGCTTCTTCAATTACTTCTTGGAAGTACTCAATTAACTCTTCTGCTGTTTGAGGAACTTCATCTTCATCATCGATTTCCCAGTTCATCTTTTCAGCTAATGCATTGAAGAAAGAAGTAACCTATACATCTCCTTCTTCATTGTCATCATCAGAGTCATCTTCTTCGTCTTCCTCTTCCTCTTCAACTTCTTTTTCTTTTTGTTTAGAAGCTTTCTTAGATTTCTTAGGTTCCTCCTTTTCTTCAGTATCCTCTTCGTCCTCTATTACTTCTTCCTCTTCATCATCTTCGATTTTAGGAGTCTTCTTTTGTTTAGCAATATTTTTTACTCGCTCTAACTCTTCGTCAGACATCTCTTCAAAAGACTCTTCAATCTTGCTGGGATCTATGTCAATATCATCAGAATTTTTACCTACATTAGGATTGAAACTACTAAATACTTCAAATCCATTCAATGTGTTTTTTTCCATAACTATATTGTTTTATTTTTTCTTTTTTCTACCTTTATTCCATTTCTTCGCATTCTGTGCAAAGATTGCTCTTTTTCTTGTTAGGGGATTCTTACTGTGAGTTAACTCTTCAGTAGATTTTCCTGTTCTTTTCTTTAAAGCATTAAATTTGCCCCTGTTTTTCTTCTTTATATGGATACCACCACTTTTATAAGTTGGTATCGGATATATTGGGTATATACTGTCCATTGTTCTTAGTATCGTATTGGTAAAGATTATATACTCCAAGACCAGTTAATCCAAGATATGGCATAGCATTAAAACATTTTGTAAAATTGGTCAGGGTCTTTATGTAATTTAAATAATTTCTTTAATGAACCATGTGCTTCAGGGTGTTGTAGATAACTATTAATCTGTTCCTTAGTAGCACTCTATGTTCTTTTATTAAGTATGCCTAACTAGGCCATATCACTTCTAGCAGTATTTACAAATGCTTTCATTTCAAAAGGATTAGTGAGATACCTATAATTATACTCAGATATCTTTTCAGCATTACTGACTGCATTATTGTATTCTTTAAATAATTTGAAATGCTTTTCTTTGCCTGCTTCCCACAACAGCTTGTTATCTTTAATATCAAAAGTACCTCCTGGATTCTACATACCATCAACTAAGTGAGACATTTCATGGTAAATAGTTCCTTTAGTAGCATTGTCTTTTCCAGCTGTTACTACATAGTCTTTTAGTTTTGCAGGACTGTTTTCTACAGCTATTTCAAATACTCTTTCATCATCTGGAGCAAAGTTAATTTTACCCTAATTGTCTATTCCTAGATCTTCATATTTCACATAAGGAGTATTTTTGCATGTATTCAACTGGATCATTATAAGCATCAAGTATTTTCTTATAAGTATTCTCGTAGTCTGTACCATATTGAGCATCTACTGCTCTAGCTTTATCAAAATACTCTTTATTTAAATCTCCTAGTACTTCATTTCTAGCATTGTTAGCATCACTAATGTCTGAGATTTTGTAATTAGGATCACGCAATGAACTTTTCTCCTATTGCATTTTCTCTATTACTTTATTTAACTGTCTAGTAAATCTATCCTTATTAACAGTAGGCACTGATCTACGAACAGCATCTGTAGACTCTCTTTCAATATTCTTAGCAATTCCACGTACACCTCTAGTAATAACTTTGCCTAATCCAGTTCCTACTACTGGTATAAGACCCAATGATGCAATACCTAAACCAGCCCAGTCTTTGTTTAATACTGCTTGAGACATATCTTTGACAGTAATGGCATCGCCCACAGGAGTAAGATTAGCGGCATCCTCTATGTCAAAAGCAGCTTTAACCGCACCTGTAGCTAGAGGTTCACCTGTCCATCTATTTACTCTACGACCATTATAGAAAGAAGGATAAGGTGGTTCTTTTTTACCACCTACTTCTCCACCATCTTCATACTTCTATAAATTCTTCCAGTCTATATAAGATGTATTTGGATTCTGTTCTTTATACATCTTATACTATTGTATTCTTTGTTTAAATGCCTATCTATTCATTGTTCAAAATATTCTTTGCCAAGATATGTTTTTGTTGTTCTAATAGTAGCGTGTTTGGTGTAAATGTCTACAAATATATGGAATTCTGGGTGATAAAGAGTAGTTTCAAGCTGTTCGTAATACTTCATATCATCAACATCTATGATTGCAGTTATACCGCTATCTACAAATCCAGACTTAAGTAATTCATCAATGTATTCTTGTTTATCTGTTCCTTTCACCCATTCCATATTGTTTAATTTTAATTACTAATATTATTTGCTTTTCTTTCCACCTTTACCTTTGGTAGAGCTGGATTTTTTACTTCCACATGCCATAATTAAATAGTTTTGATAGTTATTAATTTATTTCTCTCCTGCAACTTTATTCTTTAAAGCTGTCTTTGCTTTGAGTTTTTCTCTTTGCATAGCAGCTTCATCCTTTTGTTTCTGTAGTCTCTCAGCAGCTGTCAATTTCTCTCTTTCAAGCTGAATCTTCTTATCTTCAATCTTCTCTTTCATCTACTGTTCGCGTAGCTTAGCATTGAATTCAAATTGTTTACCTGCTTCTTCAGATGCCTACTTACGTTCAGCTAAAGCTTGTGCAGCTATTTCCATAGTATCAGGTATATTATTATCATTCTGATCTTGATCCTCTAAACCTCTATATGCATTAAGCTGAGCAACTGTAATTTTAGTAGCATTATCTGCGTCTATCTTATACTTTTCAAGATCCATCTCTGCTTCTTTTATCATCAATTCCTCTTCCTTAACTTCATTCTGCATTTGGATCATCTGCTGTTCTCTCTGAGCTTGCTGCTCTTCCAAAGCTTGCTGCTGTTCCATACGCTTCTGTTCAATATCTTCTAAGCGATTCTTAATCATATTAATGTTATCCATTGTAATGATTTCAGCAATATCTAATAGACTAGCGCCATTCTGCATAGCAGGCTGCATAAGCTGTTTAAGAGCTTCTAACTGTTGCTGATTCTTAGTAGAATCATCCAAAAAGATATCCATATCTTCATAGAAGAAGTCATCATTAAGAGTCAAGAATGCACGTGTAGCATCATCTAATACATAATGTATACATCTCTTATCGCCATCTTTCCATGCAAACTTAGCAGTATTGAGTAACATACTTAATACTTCTTTCTTTACTTGATTGTGAACCCAGAATAACGGTTCAGTAATGTGAGCGGATTGTACTACAGATCTTTCAACATTACCTACTAATTCATTAGATGAAATTGCTCCTTCTCTTTGTTTAGTAACACCAGTAATCTCGGATACCATTGATTCAATCTTATCCATCAGGTTAATGTATTGATCAATAGTATTAGCCATAGTAAGATCTAATGCGGTAATCTGATTGAACTGTGATGGCTTACCACCTTCTCTACCAGGTATATCCCAACCTTCTTCATATGGGTTTACAAAGTTAACACCTAAAGCTCCTAAGTAATGCATCCACTTTGCTACATCAATATTCATGCTTTTAGGTATCTAAGTAATATCCATAGTTACTACTTTACCTTTATCTCTAGCCATTGCTAGCTCAAGTCTATACCATATTACAATATACATATACTGTAATGGTTTCATCATACTAACTAAGGACCTAGGAGAACTATTGGTATTGTTGTATACTACGCCAGTATAAGGCAGTTTTTGCGAATTAGGGTTATCAGCTGAGATATGTTGATACTCAACTGGCTGTATACCTATATATAGGTCTTCTCCAACTCTGTATCCTTCCCATACTTCGATAATCCATGTCCATTCTACGTTAACTTCCCTACCTGTAACTTTATAACTTTCATCTACTTCAAATTCCTCTTCTGCCCCAGTTTCAGGGTTAAAGATAGTAACAAATCCAATCTTCTTAAACGATTTCCAACAACAATGCCATACATTGATATTATCTGCATTTTGAAATGGGTTAGAACTAAAACCATTAATAGTTCTAGTTTTAATATGCGGATAGTCTAAAGATGTCTTACGAACCTGTGGATTAAGTCCTCCTCTGGTACCATCATCCATCATATCCAGCAATTCGTTTAACTACTTCTCTGACATTTTATCATAGAATCTGTCATAGATCTCAGTAGCAGACATATTCATTTTACGACAGCACCAAGATGCTTCGTGAATGAATTCTAAATCAGCAGATTGTTCATAACTGAAACTTAGTGGATTTACTCTTTCAACATAAGGTTCCCCATTAATTACCCCTACATAGTAAATCTCTTCTCCAGCTATCAATGCATCCTTCCACCCCTTGAAGAATTCATGTGTAACATTTAACTTCTGCTTCAAATAGTTTAGACTATGTTGTGCTGCAATTTCTGCAATATCTTTATAATCTTTTGTTAAGTATTTCTGTATCTACTCAGGTGTCATTATCTCACCAGACTGTAAAGCCTCTTGATATCTAGCCTACTCTTCGGGACCAAGTTTAGACATAATAGATGCCTATACATAATCAATAAGTAATTGTTTAGCTTTATCCTATAGATCACTAGTAGCAATATCACTAGTTCTTACTACTCTAAAGTTGAATGGGCGCTTAGTCTCTTCTCCAAGTAATAGATCTATCTTTGGTTTAATAATATTATAATCCTAAGCAGTTGCAGGAAACCCATCATCTTGTTTAAATGGGTTAGTAACATACTTTAGATCTTTTTCATTGTATATACTATTATACAGATCATAGTATGTCTGCATCTCTTCTTCCCTACTCCTACTATTACCATTTCTGGAAGAGGCACTGTGACCGATAATATAATCCACGCAGCTTTCTTTCCATTCCTTGGTCTTCTTAGACATAGGTACTTTCTATGCAGGAAATATGTTAATGTTATTCATAATTAAAACGTATACGTATTTGAATCATTAAATAGGTTAGGCATACTTGGTTCATCTGACCACTGTTGCGCAAATATTGGCCCATCAAATAATATCCTATTCCTATTCTCTTTAGTCTTTTCTTTAACAACTAAATTATGTAGTTGCTCTTTATAAATCATCAGCTATATTAACGCACACACTCTATCGAAATTTCCTTTGTCATTATAACCTATAAGTTCTTCCAATAGCGGTTCTGATAGTATCTTGGTTAAGTTCTTCTTGCCTGGAGCATACTCTTCGTTAAGCCAATCTTTTATCATACCTTCACCCCAGTCCTTAATCTACTTATTGATATGACAACCCTTTCTACGCTATACTTTAGAGTTACCAACAATGTCATTAATAATATCAGGTTGATCTGCTAGTAAGTAGTCACAATGTTTAGCAGTAAAGTATGGGAATATACCTTTACGCTCATTTTCATACATTAATCTAGCATTGTAGTAAAGCAATAGTTTACGTGCGTTCTCGTAGTATTCTTCTGCCGTAGAAGGCCTTCCAGTATACTCAGCAACAATTATATCATAATATTCTTCAAAGCTCTAGAATCGCTTGTAAATGAACATAGAGCCTAATGAATTAGTACCAGCCTAATCATGATCATATGGGTCCATACCAGCTATGTATAATCCAACAGGTGCATCCTATACTGGGTGTTCCCATATTACTATTGAACCAGTAGGGTCATCATCTTTACTTAATGGATACTTAGTAATATCACCTCTCTTCTTAGGTATCCACTTAAGTAAGCCATCATCACCAAACACCAAGTCACCTACTTGTTTGTGATTTTGTAGATTACGATTGGTACGAATCATAGCTAAATGTGCTTGTAATTCTTTTTTAGGGAAGATGTTACCATTAAATTCGAGCATTGCTTCAGCAGGTGTAATAGGTCGCTCTGCTACATATCTATCTACAGCTGTAGTACTAGTAGCATTCTCTATTACATCTCTACGTAAGTCTAATATTCTGTCTATAGACTTTTTATGCAAAGTATTACCATCTACATCCATGTACAGACGATTGCCATTATCGTCCATATCAGATATATTAGTATACTGTGGCACAAAGAATCCACATGGTTTATCTCCTGGGTTTTCATCCCATATATTCTAGAAGCCTAAACAATTATAGCCTTTAGGATTATAGAACATGTCCTTCAGTGTATCAAATGCTGAAGACGGATCACCGCCAGTACCAAATGCTAACATAAGACCATACGCTACACCATCTTGTTCTACAGAAGGTCTAGCAATCTGCCATGCTGCACCTAATTCACTGAATGAACCTGCTTCCTCAAATAAGATAAGCTTACCTGATTTACCACGTACTACGTCAGGATTGTCTTTTAGAGTAACACCAATGATTTCAGATTTGTAACCCAATTCTATTTCATTACCATACTCGTCTTTAACATTAACAGCTGCACGTTTACGCATCTAAGTATTAACAGATCTTTTCTTACCCCAAGCTGTATTCTTATCAATAAAGTCCATGTAGTCCCACGCTTTAGTAAGAATACCATCTTCAGTAAGATACTGTTTATTTGATGCATATATATATGTCTTACTATCTGGTATTAGATAATAGTTACGGCAAGCCATAGCTGCACCTTTAAAGGAGTAACCACGACGTCTGGCTTTTAATACACACATATGTGTACCTGATTCTTCAGCTTCCTATATAGCAGTAAAGTAATAGTAATCATAATCCCAGAAATCAGCAAATTCTACTTTCTTTACTTTGCGTTTCTTTTGATTGCCAAATCTATCTGTATATGTTTCATACACTACTCTAGAGATAGGACAATAGTTCAAATAAAAATAGTTATACCCGCTTATCCAATCACCGTCTTCAGCAGTATAACCATCTATACAATATCTAATTTCCTTATCCCAGAATTGAAAATACTCTGTAGTATTCTTAGGGTAGGAACAATAAGAGCCAGTCTCTATGTACTATAGAGCTGGCTTTCTGAACTTATTGCTATTCTTAATAGGCTTATAAAAATCAATCTTGCTTACTATCTATCTGTCTTCCATTATCTTCTTTTCCGAATATCCAATCCTCAAATTGTTTACGTCTATCTTCACAATATTTTTTCCATACTAAGTAATCACTTTCCCACATCCAATCACCAAGTATATCAGGATAGTCTTCTTTAAGTAATACCTTATCTTCCATATTTAAATATTGAAAAGGGAGGTATTTAACCTCCCTAAATGTTGCGGGAGTTGGACTCGAACCAACGACCTTCAGGTTATGAGCCTGACTAGCTACCAACTGCTACATCCCGCCACTTTAGAGTTATCACACTAACTCTACAAAAGTGCCTACTTACGATTAGGACCGTCATTAGCTGTGTTTACTATTGATCAGATAGTAAGTGACTTAGGTAGTTACGTTGATGCGCGCTCATCTTCAATATCTATTGGTAGCCCTACTCTCGGGTCGAACGGAGACCTTCTGTTTTAGAGACAGATGTGCACAGCCGGTACACCATAGGGCAATGTATGCTTGACTTCTTTTAAGACACTCAAGCTATGTCTAGTCATAACTTTACTATTGAATAGTTATTTCTTCAAACTACGTTTTACAGGTTTAAAGATTCTCTTATACCACGGAGAATGCAATAGATCTTGGCGTTTAGCTTCACATTCTGCAATAGCTTCAAAAATATCTTTATTCTCGTCTGTAAGATCCAGAACTACATCTGGCATTGTAAAATTGTTCTTCATATTATTTTCAGTGTTAATACTCAATAAAACGCTTAACTTTATACTAGTTTCCATGTAATGTTTTTTTTAAACAAATTAATTTAATTCATAAGGATTAATCTCAGCATTACCTTTTACTTTAGTACTAGATAACTCTTCACTCTTAACTGCTTTCTCAAGTAAGTCTAATGATTTATAGACATTACCTACGCTTGTCATACCAGCTAGAATATCTTTAATCTTCTTCTCGTCTAGTATTTCATCTAGTGAATCTCTATAGTACTTACTAATACTATCTAACTTCAAACGCATGTTAGTTAACATCTGTAAAGTATTAGTATTTTGAAATCCTATGAATTCTTTTTCACATTGTATTTCATCTGGAGTCAGCTTATAATTAGCATCACCTAGTAGTTGTTTCTTAAGCCTTGGTTCAATATTCTCTTTATCAGAACTAAGTACATATGGGCTATCCCATTTATTCTTTAATACTATGTAACTGATTATATTCGTAGCATGTTCTTTGTCAGGCTTATCAGCATCCCACACCTTTTTAAAGCATGGGATACCTAAAGCATCTGAATGTATTACTACTTTACCACCTAGTATATCAAATAATTTCATAAAATATTTTAAGTGCTGTTAATTTAATAGTAAGCTTACTAGTGGTTGTGTATTTATGTATGATTTTCATATTGCTCTATCTCTATCACTCCACGGATTAAAGTCTTCCTCAATAGGGGGATTTTCTTCATGAAATAATATCATACTTTCCTAGTATTCAGATAATACTCTCTTGTAAGTCTATCTACTAGTTCAATTGCATTATCTAAAGAGCAGTTAGGATTCACATACTCCGGATTCATTCGATACTTCTGAATTATCTGCTGATAATACATTATCTCCTGTTGTAGACTCTCCTGTGTTATGTTCATTGTGTTGCAGTTTTTCTGGTTCTAAAATCAAATCTGTACCTTTATTTTCTACTGTGTTTCCAGTGCTACCGTAGCCACCTTCACCTCTATCTGTATTACTTAGTTCATCTACAAATACTGGTTCTCCATGGAAACAAGGTACTATTACAAGCTGACCAATCTTCTCACCAATCTGGTATACTCTAGGCAATGCATCAGTAGTAAGTTTAAACTTCATCATCAGTTCACCTCTGTATCCTTCATCAATTACACCAACACAATTAGTCAGCATCATTGATCTCTTTGCTACAGAACTACGCATCATAAGTAGACCTACATATCCTCTAGGGATCTCTACTGCAACATCAGTGTGATATACTAGAATTACTTTGTTAGCTTCGTCTAACTCCTGTGTTAACCTAGTAGCCGTAAGATCATAGCCTGCATCTGTTGCGTGAGCTTTAACAGGCAATACGCCGTTAGATTCTTTGATAATTGGAGTATTATTTTCATCCACTCCTTCAACATAATTAAGTTTCTTAAACTTCAATACCGGTTCTTCAAATTTCATTGTCTGTTCCATCATTATTTTGTGCATATTGTTTAATTAAAACCACTACTAATTTTGTAAGATCTGATAAGCTAATGTTTGATAAACGATATATTACCTTAGTATCTACTTCTATATTCCTACTATTAAATGCTGCATTATCGCATTTATCTTTCATCTCGACTATTGATACATTTAAAGTCCCACTGCCATTTATAAAGTAAGTATTTTGTATGTCTATACGGTAACAACAATTAGTTGCCATTACTAATACATGGTTGAGAGCATATAGGTTACTTAAACGTGTTTTCTCTATCTCTAACAAAGCACTTCTTCTTCTTTGTTCTTCATCTGAATACACATTTAGCTGTACTTCTTCAAATGGTACTACTTCTACTTTTTCTGCTATCTTAACCTCTTTATTCTTTTTCATTATTTGTGTAATTAATTAAGTAATTACTAATTCTTCCTGCAACCCAACCAACTAAGTAAGCATAATGTTCATTACCTGCTTCGTAGTTACTTTTAACTATTCCTAAGTAATCGAATATGCCATCTGCAACATGAACTGATTCATGGGGAACTACTTCAGATACCGTGTTCTCAGCTAATTTAGTATTAATCAAAACAAGTAAGCCAACTGCTCCTGTTTTCTTTTCTCTAACACACACTGTTACACCATCTACATTATCATTTGATACTACGATATCTCCTGGATTTTGATTATTCGAAGCATCCTACATTGTATCATAACCGTCAAACAACTTATTAGCTTCATTCAAACATTCTACTGTTCCAACATATAAATACACTGGATATATCTCAGGATCGTATGCAACTATTTTAGCCTTCGTTTTCTTCATTTAATCTTCTATATATATTTGCTATTACTTCATTACTTAACATATATAAGTAACAGTAAGTATAATCATCAAGATGGTATTCTTCATCAGGAGTAATTATCCTATTACTTTTATCATCTAATTGTATCTCACATTCTTTATGTAAGCCTATAGGATAAGACATTTTGTAATAGACCATTAACTCAACTAGCTGTGTTCGCAGCTCCTAATTTAGGTCTTTTACTTTCACTCTTCTTATCGTCTTCATACTTCTTCTTAATCTTTATCTTACCTAAGTAAGAGAACATCAGTGTTCTAGTATCTTCTTCATCTGAGATTACCTTATTAGCAAACATAAAAGGATGATTACATATTACTTCTATTACTTGATGTGGTAGGTTATATTTCTTACTTAGTTGCTGGTATATATTCTATGTATTCTTTTTCATCAGAAAGATGTCTAATATTGTAGAATCTATTAGTAAGTAATTGATTTAATCCTTTATTGCTATCTACTGTATTTGGTCTGATAGTATTAATAGTAGCTAAAACATCTTCAGCTCTGTCTATCCAACCTAGACGGTTAAGTAACCGTAATTTGGTTACTTCTTTGTTAGAGTATTTCTTCCTTGGTTCTAATAGTACTAGGCGAGATGTTCTTGGATTATCAATCATTGACATTGTTTCGTCGAATACGTAAAACTTATTATAATCTAACTTTTTTCTAGTAATAAATGACCAAATCTTTTCATACCATTTATATTCTTTACCTAAGAATATAGTTCCTGGTTTAACTTCAATTTGTTTCATTTTTCAATCTTAATATTAAAGTGATTTGAACTCTATCACCAATTATTTCGGGTATAATTGCCTTATTAACAGTGATTTCATCTTCCACTTTTCCTTGTACCAACAGACCTTTTTCTTTGAATCTCCCTATATATCGACTTAAATTGTCTGGAGTAATTCCAAGTTTTTGTCTGATATATTTTCTATTCTCTGTATTAATTACATTCTTACTATGACCAGGGAGCTTTTCGTAATTAACGTCTAGCTCGACTAAAGTAGTCATAAGTTCTAGCTCCCTGTCAGTAAGCTGTAATACTCCATTTAGAGAAGTAAGGAATTCTTTGTAAAGGTCAGTCTTATTGACTTGCTTTACCAGTTTATTCATTTTGCTAATTCCTTAATTTTATCAAGCAATTTGGTCATATTATAATAAACAGTCTCTGCTTCTACTTTAACACAAGTAGGGATAAGACCTTCATTATACTTGCTCAATACTTCATCCAAATCACTATCATATTTCTGAAGCATTGTATCACAGAAATCTTTGATAGCTTCAAGTCTAGTATCATTGTTAGATGATTTCATTTCAAGCAAGTAACCTTTCTCAACCAATTCATTTGCGGTATCTTCATCTACAGCAACAAATCTACTACTGAATTTATCCTGAACATTAAGAACCAACAAACCTTTTTCATTAGGCTCAAGCATATCACCTTTACGCGCTGCTGCAAATGATTTAATTACTTTATAACTATTCATATTATTAATCTTTTTTATTTAAACCTTTGACTGCTAGTGTGATCATAAGAGCACATAACAGTACTACTAGTATGTCTTCCATAACTGACTATAAAACGGAGGTGTAACAATGATGTTAATTTTAGTTAACACATTTTAACATTTAAAGTATAGATAAAATAAAAAGGTAGCTTTGAAAGCTACCTTTAAATAATTAATTTTTATTTTTATGAAACACTTAAATTTAATGTGTCATTATTTATTAACTACGGCAATCACGTCGTAAGGTTTAACCAACTGACTATTCTTATATAAATCAAAGTCTTTTGCAAACTTCTTGTTATATACTATAGTACTTCCAACCTTATATGTAGACTCTTCAGGAGTAGTTAGACAAGTAGGTAACGCAAGTACCACACCCTTTAAGAATTCAGATTCAACATCTTTAGTCTCTGTCTTAGTTTCATACTTCTCAAATCCATCTTCATCTTTCTCACCTGTTGGAATTTGTGTAATGATATCTTTCTTAACCATTACTGGTTCTAAAGGCTTAACTAATACATCTTTCTCAAATGTATATTCCAAGTTGTTTACAACTGTTTCTAGTATTTTATCTTCCATGTAATTATAAACGTATTATTTCTTAGTATGTTTCACTTCTTTAAGGATATTCCCACCATTTGAGCAACAAAAATGCACAGCTCTAGAAGGACACTTTGTTAGATCGCCAAATGCACAGCCATCACAACTGCCAGATTTATTAGCTTCAATTAAGTACTGTTTACTATTTATCTCAACTGGTATATTATTCTTAATAATCTCAGCTAACTCTTTATCGTATATGTACATTACTTTTTATTTAAATCTAAAATTACTTCTTTGAAAATATAACCCTGAGTACAGTAAGAGGTTCTATTTGCATCACATCCTGTATTTAGGAAAGCACAACCTTTACAGCTACTTTGATCTGTTTCCATTACTAAGAAAAAGTCTTTGCCGTTTACATCTACATATTTACCCGGATATGCAATTGGTCGTCTCTTACTAGTATTTAGTATCTTATTTGCCATAGTATATAATTATTATAAAGTAATTAGTAAAGTAAGAGTAGATTATTAGTTAATTAGTATGTATATACTATGTAATTACTAACCCCTCTTACTCCCCTATAAACGTATAAGTTCTTACTTAGGTTGTACTAACTTGTACTATAATTAACAGTTTTTAACTATTTACTTATTGCCTTTTATATAATAGTTAATGCTTGTTAATGTGTAGATATACCATCTACTTTACTACGTTTTATATGTGTAACCAACCAAGATTGATATGATAAAATTAATTAAAGGTAAAGAATTACTTAGTACAGTAGTAGATGACATAACTAATAAATTACATGAAAAAGCAGAGCAAAATTTAGAATTACCAAGGATGATATACTGTTATGCTGATAGTGCACTTATAAAAGCGTTATTGAGTAATCCTAAATTAGGAGTTAGTTCCTTTACTTATAAACTCAATGATTTTGATGTGACACTATATTTTGTTCCTTGTGACTATTTACCTTTTGGAGTAGTAGATTATGGATTTTTCTAATATAAAAAAATTTTTTACGAGTTATTTTGTGTGTGGGGAGACCTGCACATAAATCACTCCCCGGAATATAGTAATGGGGGGAACACCCGTAGGTACCTAAACTGAGGGTAAAAATTCTTCCCTTTCAAAGCTATGTTAACAAGAATCGTAGACGCAAGGATGGTAGATTTGCAAAATTCCAGTGTTTCGCAAGCGGTTTACATTAAAGCCGTGGAAGAAACGGTAAGTACTTCAGAAAAGAAAGAGCTTGTAAAGAAAGACGCTAAAGGACGTAGGATATTTAATGCTAATGTGTTAAATAAATCTATGTTTCCGAACGTTTTTCATACGGTATTATTTCCTGAAAACGAGGAACTTGTTGAAATGTTTCGCGAAATCGTTGAAGAAAACGAGGACAAAGAAGAAAATGAACGTGATTATCCGATGATTCACTTGTGTAAACAAAATGTACCGGTTAGCGATATTTCCGGCTCTGAGTACATTATGCGCTATACACGAGACGACGACGACGGTAATTTCCAAATGGGTGACGTCGTATTAGATGACGACGGAAACGTTAAAATCTTTGACCAAATTACAGTAGTTTTGCTTTGTGATGATAATGATGAACCAACCGAAAATGCCGTGCGAAAAGCCCGCAACCGCTACAAACAAAACATGAAGTTTGACGACGAATTCGGTTTTGCTGTGTGGCAGACATACGAGGAATACCTCGAAGAAGAAGCGGAAAAAGCCGAAAAAGAAGCCCGATTACGTGGCAATAACAACGATGGTGGATCTGAATTTGCGGATAAAGCAAACGCGCGCAACAAAAACAATTCTCAAAGCGGTAACAATCGTAGACGTTAAAAAATTTAGGTGTGTGAGTGAGTGGGTAAGACTATCTTTCACTCCACACCTTTTAACATTCTCGACAAACGCAAAAAATGTTGACAACTCAATATATGGCTCTTGTTCTCTACGTTCCTCACAATGGCTATATGTCGACATAGCACTTTTTGGAGTGGCGCAAGCTACGGAATAGCGAAGCTTTAGACACCTACGAGTATTTCCAAATATGTATTATTAACCAAAAAATAGTTGAAAGCGTATATACCTTAAACTTTCATAATCATGATTATTTAATAGAAAACTAAGCGATAGTGAAAATCTATGTAAGTCTTAGCGTGGTTAGGTAACATAGACCACCGAAGCGAAGAGCTTGTTACTATCTGCTTATAGACCAGAGAATAATAGTCTATATTGTGTTCTACGAGATTAGAACTTTGCACTTGAGCGAGATTCAAGTAACACTATGTGAAATGCAGTCATAGTGAAATACTGGAAGTTTTCTAAAGGCTTTTGATGAAATTACAAAGCCTTATATTGAATTTATAGGTCAAAAGGGCATATAAGACCTTCATAAACCTGTGTACTCTCTCACGTACAAACTCGAGAGCTTTGCCTAATGTGTATCTCACTCTAAAAAACTCAATAACTTCCCAAGACATTGAGGGCACCAGTTTCTTTACTATAAAATGCGCGTAAACTGCCAAAAGGTGTGAGTTGCTGCTCGTAAAGTTTTAGGTGTAAAATGCACATTAATAGATTATAATAGTAAAACCATATGGTAAGGACACAGTTAGGTTCGCTGTGAGTGCATCCTTTAGTAGCAACTAACCAAAGCAAGTATAGATGGGAATAAGCTATTACCTCGATAGGCTTAATGAGGTGCTTGACAGTCTGACACTAACTGAACAATAAGTGTCAAATTTCTTTAGGTATCTAACTATTATATCAACACAATGATATATGAAAACTCGTGTATTTGTGTTCAGGTTTTAGATGTAAAATACAATTTAATTCAAAGTGATATGGAAGAGAACAAAGACAACAAACAGTCTATCCTAGAAGAGATATTAGAGCTTCTATGGGAAACCTTTGCAGTAATTATTTGTGCTGCTCCTTTTTTATTAGGAGTATACGCTCTAATCAAATGTATATTTGAAGCTATCTTTAGGTAAGGCGAAAGCCTATAATTTAATATTATCAAAATATGAAACAAATAACAAATTACGCGTTGAATTGCCTTATAGAACAAGGTATTTCAAAGGAACACATTAAGAGTCTGGTTAAAGCAATCGAGAATCAGACGAGAGACAATATCTTGACACCTGAGCAGGCTATAGAGATATTGTTAGATGGTGTAATATATGAAGAAGAGTTACATCAACAAACTGTACTTGACTCTAATGCTTGCAATCTCTGGCAGTACAAGAGTATAGAAAGCACTATCTAAAGAGTGGTTTAAAGAGTAAGTCAAGATAAAAAATTAATTTAGCTACTGTTATTTTTATAGCAGTAGCATATGCTAGTTTGGCGGAATTGGTAGACGCGCATCTTCCTTGGGAGTGTGGAGAAATCCATCGAGGTTCGAATCCTTGAACTAGCGCTACAATCAAGCGTGATTGTATGTATTCGTTTTATTAACTCGATAGAAGGAGAACTCTTAATAGCAAATGCTACTGTGAAGTAGGTATTGCTATTTTTATTTGTAAACATTTATAATTATAAATATACAGATATTATGGAAAAGATTATCAAAATCAAAATTGGAGACTGTAAGAACAGACTCGAGCCGATCAAAGTATTTAACCAACATGCAACTGCTGGGATCTCTAACTTTGGTTATACTCTTATGATGTCTAAACTACAAGCAGGAGAAGAAATAACTTTAACTGTTGACAGTGAGACTGCTATTAATAAATTGCAACATCTTGGATTAAATGTAGAACCACTATGAAAGGGAGTTATATCCTGAATAATATTAGTACTACAATTATACTGATTCTTATTATTACTCTAGGTCTTATATATTTACACGATCGTCATCCGAAAGTGTATAATTATATTGAGATGAAGAATACCTATAAGAATTGTATAATAGTAGGAAAAGAAAACAAGGACAATACATACAAATTGAAATTATACAATCCGTATATACACGAGAATGAATTAAGAGTAGATTATGTTATACTTGTTAAGGACTATATTTATTTCAATAAATTCATAGGAGATACAATCAAGTGAAAAGAAAGGAACTAACCAGAAAGGAGTATAAACACAAATTGTTAGTATATATGCCATATGTAATATTACATGTACTTCTAAAAAACAAAGCATTAGGTTTGTACTGTAATAATGTACTTTCTACTAAAGCTGACTTTTTTAGTAGCATTTACTATACATGTAGTAACAATCCATCAGTATGGCTAAATAGTGCATTCTATTGGAAATACACTCCTGAAGGAAGAGAATTTTGGGTAAATATCTTTGAACAAGCTGCCATAAAAATAAAACGAGGCTTATGAAACTAACAAAAAAAAGAAAACAGCAATTAAGGCATGATTTAATTGTAAATATGCCGTATAGTCTATTACATACTTTGTTGCACTTTAAGGTTCTAAGTAAATTCTTAGAATATTCTTTAATATATTATCCTACTTTCTTTCCAGAGAATTATGATTGTAAATACAAAGAATGGAATGGAAATGGATATATATGGTTAAATAGAATGTTTCCTTGGGGTCGTACTGAAGAAGGACTTAAGTATTGGATGAATATTTCTGATTGGCTTCGTGAACATCGTGATAGCCTATGAATAAGCAGCATGTTTGGAATTCTAGATCTTGGATGCAGTGCAAACGAAACCTAATAGGTGGTAGATATGCATTAGTATATAGTAATCTAAATAACTTAATTCAACACAATAAGGAAAGTGAATTCATGGAACTTACTGATGAAGAAATTAAGTACATTCGGAGGGCTATGAAAGCTTTAAATCATCTAATCAAGATCAAAGAAAAGAGCACAAGTATTGTGCTTGATAAGTTCAATAAAGTTTAACAATTTAAAACCATTATCAAGATGGAGATGAATGACAGACCGCCTTTTAATAAGGCATGGCTCTGGGTAATCTTAATTATGATTATCGGTGCCATTGTTTTTGTCGCCTTACATTGGAGTGTAGGCGAAGTTAAGAACCTATTCTCGAAAGAGAAAGTTTCTACAGAATCAGTACAACCTGAAACAGTAGTAATTCGTGATACTATCGCGATGCCTACAGTTGAGGATGTATTGTTAGCTCGTGAAGTAACTAAAGAGCAACACAGGAAAGATTCTGTATTTATGCAAATGCCTAAAGCTGCACTTGCTGCGGTATTGATGAAGATTGGTACAAATTCTACAATCAAGGAGATAGTAGAAGAGTACGAAAGTAACATCAATGTCTATAGTAATGTAATTTTAGGTGCAGAAATACAGGATAAAATATTACAACCTGACTCTTTAAGGCCAAAGCCGACTACTTAAGAGCCTTTTTCAACTGTATGTCATTGTAGCGGTTCGTGAGAATAGCTACAATATTTCTTAATCTATCTTAAATTGCTTTAAGTCATCAGAAAATGACAAACCTGTGGGGCGTAAGTAAATACTTTTATGCAAGAGAAGAAGAGTGGTGATTGCTCTGATTAGTATTGATAGTCACAAGTATTTATAATCGTGCGGACGTAAAAATCAGGTAGTTAGTAAGATTTCATTTCCACGTGATTTCTGCATAACTTTAAAAGTGTTCAGTGGGCGTTAAGATTAATTAGTTACAAGATTTCTTGCTTAATAGGTTAGTGTATGTAGCAAACGTGGTATCTGCATAATACCAAGACAAAGAGTTGTCTTTATTAACATTCTACTATGGTGCAGAATAGTAGACGTCATCAAATTAGTATTAACATTAAAATTTTAAATATTATGTAAAATGGATAAACCAAACAAATTAAAATCTGTACTGAAATGGATTAAATCTTATTTTAGTATTCAGAAAAATAAAGAAGCATACTGTGCAAGGCATGGTCATGCTTGGATTAATGACTTTGATCCTGAGAATGTTGATGGAAAGAAGTTAAAGCAGAGAATCTACTGCACTCGTTGTCATCAGAAATATCATGAACACGAGTATTGTGTGCATCAAATCGGAAAGAATATTTCCAAGTAAATAACTTAAATTACATTATCAAAATGGAATTAATTATTATTGCTGTTCCTAACAGGATTAGCGAAGACCAAGCAACAGAGCTTGGGGCTAAATTAGCAGAAATGCTAAATGTCAGTACAATTAGTATTAATGTACTAAGTGATGAAGATTTACTGCCAGGAGGTGAATGTGTAAGAGCTTGCACAGACATTGAAGACAGTAAGTTTATCAAAGCTTTGAAAGCAGTCAATGAATTGATTGATTTTCACAGTGCAGACATCACAAACAGATTTCTAGAATGTGTTACCAGTAATCTGATTGAGATGCCTATACTGCAAGCACTTGCCACAGGACCAATGTCTAAAAGAGATCATGTTATAGGTATGGACTTACATGGTGCTTATTACAGTAAATTGGCAAAAGGATTATTAACGATTCTTACTACTGACAAAAATGGGAAAAACCTTTAAGGACTCATATCCAGGCTCAAAGCTTTCTCAGAAAGCTCAGGCACGAAAACGTTCAACTAAAAAGATCCGTAAAATGGATCCGTATGACCGTAGAAGTGCTTTGCAGAATTGCAATCAATGATCGGATTACAGTTTACAATTTTTGAACTACAGGATTTCCGCCAGATAGACTGTAGGTTTTTTACTCAACTAAATGTTAGTAAATGGTGAACCAGTCCCCCGAAGACTACAAATATACCAAACCCCTAAAGGAAGCCACAAGCGTGAGCTAGAGTACTATGGACTATACAACGGTCAACCCTATAATAGGGTCAGGAGAAGGAAAAGGGTTATCTACGAATAAGTATTAGAAATAAGTAGAGTAGTCTTCTTTTTTGAATTTCATTTAAATAACTATATTATTAACAATTAAAAACTATCAAAGTATGAAAACAAATTTATCTTTCTGTCTAATGACAACAGTGTTGTTGTGTGAAGAATTTAACCCTGAAACTTTTTGCGGCGCAGCAGATTCGTTCAAATCGCCTTCAAAGAATGCAGTAGAAGCTGCAAAACAGGAGATGGCTACAGAACGTGAACAGCTCGCTAAAGATGAAGCGAAACGTCAGCTCATTATCGATGAATACTCACAGAGTCGTACAGCCATCGAGGCTCGTTACAAGAGAAAAACGGGTGAGCTTGAAGTTAAATATCTGAAACTGCAAACTGAGGAAAATCGCGCGTATGCTGCCGGTGACAAGGATACGGACGAACACCGTAAGAAACTGATGTCATTCCGTGAACAGAAAGAGAAAGAAGCGTCTGAACTTTGTGAACAAAGACGTTCTGAGATTCGTAATCTCAACAAGGCTTATCCGAAAGGTGAAAGCTATTGTAATGCTGCCGGATTATACTGGTAACATTAACTATTTACATTAAAATACTCGAGTAGCCTCTCTTGTAGAGGCTACTTATCTGAATTGGATTGAACGAGATCAGCAGGCAGTGTCAATAAGTCCAAAATAGACAGAGTTATCCTAGGATTAGCTGAATTAACAGCATATGTAGATATATATCTACTAAGAGTAAGTAAAGAAAAATTTGCCATGTGCGCTTTTTGTATCGAATACAATGGTCTTGTACTACGTATTTAGATACTAGTCTAATGACGATAAAGAAGCACAAAATCAATTTGAGTCTGAGTGGTCTTTGTACCCTTATGTGTATAGCTCTCCTGCTCTTGAGTAGGATTCTGAGCGCCGTATACAGACAGAATTTTTCAAAATCTTAAATGAATACTATCTATGCTTTGTGCGAGTTATATGTGCCCCTAATATTGGACTAACATATGTAATAAGGAGAGTGTTTGTTTACATTAGAGTAGGTAGTTTTGGTTAACTGCCTATTCACATTGACTGTTAGGTCTATTTAATCATCGTTTGGACAGGGGTTCGACTCCCCTATACTCCACAGGTTTTCTAAAAGTGTAAGGTATTCTTTTCCTCTAATAGTTAGGATATAGAAATAAAGAATACGAGCTTGGGGTATTGTGGTTTTGACAGCGATAAGAGAGAATAGAATAGGTCAATAAAGCCAATAACTGGCAAAACTTTCGTATCTGACTATACTCGCCTGAGTGCTTGAGAATAGTCAAACGGCTAAGCTAATGTCGTAAAAAGCCTCGCATGTCCCTGCGTGTAATAAATTGGTTAGGTGTTGTTGTAAGCTCTCGACCCTGTAAAATGTTAGAACTTAATGGTGTGAGTCGTGCAATTGGTTAGACACAGGTAGACAATACTGAAAAGTGTGGGTTCGAATCCCACCTCACATACTAGTATTAACTTAAATTTATATAATATGGAAACTATGAAATGGTATCAATATCTTATTTTACTATTTTTAAGTATTGTTATATTCATTGAATGGTATATCATTACTGATTTACTAAATCATATGTAGTATGGCAAGAGGTAAGAAAAAGTGTCGTAGAAAATATAAACTAGAAAGTCTCACTACTAAAGCAATGTGTTGCATTAATAATAGTTACTGCAATACTATAAAATGATTTAGAAATGCTTGATGCTCTTAAACAAGAGACTATTAGATTATATGTAATTGGAGAAATGTTACCTAGTGTGGCAGGAAGTGTAATGACTAATATTAGCAGAAGAATAGTACAGATACAATATAGTAGACGTATAGGCACTAAAATCTATTACTAAATCCTATAAAATTTTTAATCAATAAAAATGAAAAGCGTATGGGTGTAAAAGACGCAATTAAAGATCGTATGCCATCAGAATGGTATATTGCTCTACGTCAACACAGAGTGTTGACAAAGTTTGTTAATTATGTGTATACTAGGTTTGTACCATATGAATGGCGCAAGAAAAGTGCTGCCAAGAATATGCACAGACATTCTGTAGCTCGAATAGTGCACTTATTTGAGAATACTGGATTTCTAACTTTATTCAGTCCAAATGACCCTGATTATAGTAAATGGAATGAAGTATATAATACTATTTTAGAAAATCAACAGAAATGGAAGTAAATACACAAAAGCCAGCAATTGAAGTCACTCGTTGGGTGAGATTCAATACTCCAGGTGCAAAGGAAAAGATGCTTGAACTAATGCAATCAAGTTCTAGTAAAACATCATTTGCAACTAAAGTTAAAGACAAATTCAATTTGTCAATGAATGATGCGTTATTTGTAGCAAATCAATTCTATAAAGAGTAAAATATGGTCGAATTAACAAAAGCAGGTTTGTATATTGCTCAAGGAGCAACAACAAACGTATTAATCCGTGTAGTCGGAACTGCTCCGATGTTAAACATTGTGAGCGGAGTGCTATTGAATAAAATGGCATCTCCAAGTGGTGAAGTTGTAGTATTAGGTCCAAATGATCCTGAAATTCAGGATATTATTTGTAATCCTAATGATTATATCTACGAATTACCCAGTATCAGCGAATCAATCGAAAAGTCTGGATTTGAGAAAGAGGTTAACAAGAATGTCGAGTATAGTGACAAACAATTCAACGAATGGGTTAGCACATACAAAGAATATTTGTCTTTGTATAAAGACAATTGGGAACCAAAATTCACAATCTATCTACTTAAGAATACAAGGTATTCTAAGTCGCAGGTAGGTACTATTTTGAAGGAAATTATACGTCGTACTAAAATGGCACAATAATGAATACAACAGTACCTCCAAATTTGTGTATGTATAAAGATACTCAAATTACTTTTGACGAGTTAAAGAAAGAAATTAACAAGCGCTTGAATGCAGAATATCAGTATTATCCAGCCAGTGTACCTATTGTTATTGAAGAAAACACAGTAACACCATTTCCAGTATTTACTGGTAGATGGAAAGAGGGTAAAATATGGTATGGACTTATGCATGTTAATAATGGTGACGGCGCATTGCTTGCAGGTCTTAATTTAACTTGTCGCAATAATCGTACTATTAAGTACATTATTGATTGGCTCGAAAGAAACTTATTCAACTATATGTTATCTACTATTGCTACGCAAAGTAAGACAGAAGTAGTTCGATTACGAATTGGATATAGTATGATTATGTCTGTAGAGTCAATTGACAAATCTACATTGCTCCTGTATGGTAAATGGATCCAAGATTTATATTGGGCCCGTAAAAGAGCAATTACAGAATGGAGAATCGACAATATCGAAAAAATACCATTCTGATACGGTATGCGGTCATTGGGTTGACCGCATATCACTATAATCTAGCACTATGAAAGAGGAAGAAAAACTTTTAGTAGAGCAAGCTAGAGACGGTTCTGAGAAAGCATTCTCAAAGTTATATCAAAAGTATAATAAAACTATTTGGTTTACTATTTATAACATTGTTAAAAACAGTGATGTAGCAGATGATTTAACATCAGTAGTATTTACAAAGGTTTACGAGAAGCTTCAAACTTATGTAAGTCATATTTCATTTGAAATGTGGTTAAAAACAATTGCTGTTAATACTTCAATTGACTATATAAGAAGAACTAAAAAAGAGCAACTTAACAACTATATTGATGATGATGAATATACTGGTCAACTTGATTCTAATACAAAGAGTCCTGAAGAACAGATGATTCTAAGTCAGAATGTAGAAGTTATTATGAAATGTATTCCATTACTTCGTAAGAAGTATAGGGATCTTATCTATGCTCGTCTAGATGGGAAGTCTTACCATCAAATATCCGAAGAGCTTGCTATTCCTGAGGCAACCGTGAAAACGTGTCTCAATAAGGCAAGAGCAAAACTAAGACAACTTTTTGAAGATTATAAATAACCAATACTTACAAATTATGGCAAATGTAGTTGGATTATTGCTCTTTGCAATAGTCGTTCTTTATGTAATCGCGATGTGCATGAAGGACCCAAAAGTCTTTACTAGAGCTATTATGTTACTAGTATTAGGCTTAGTTGTAGGTGCAGGAGTAAAACACATTAAAAAATTAATGGAAACTCCTGAGAAAACTGTAGTAGCAGTAGAGGTTTCTAATTATCCCACACAGAGTAATTCTACATCCGTTGTATGGAATGCAGAATTAGCTGAACAAGACTCTGTGAGTCAGGAGCCTATATTAGAAAGTGACAACTCTATCGCTGAAACAGAAGGATTACCTACAGTGAGAGAAAAATGTGGTTATATAGATGATAGTTGAATGTATTTATAAATACGGGCAACATCATTTAAATAACTAGAGTAATTAACAATTTAAAAAACATTATCAAAATGTCTAAGAACAGAAAGAAAGCAGCAACATTAGCTGCTAAGAAAGCAAATGCAACTAAAGTAGCAACAGCTGAACCTACTAATAAAGTAGAAACTACAAAAGTAGAAACTAAAGTGGAAAAACCTGTAGAAGAGCCTGCTCCTACGCCGGCACCAACTCCAGCTCCGGAAACTCCGAAAGTAGAGAAACCGAAGGCTGAGAAAGCAAAAGATAAAAAACAGGAAAAAGCCGCAGCAAAAGACAAGCCTAAAGTTGATATCAGACCGAAGGCTGAGAAAGTTGAAACTGTTGTAGCCGAGGAAGTGAAACCTGAAGAAACAAAGGTTGAAGTCCCCGCTCCGGACGTCGACGGAGAAGACGATAAAGACAAACCAGTAGATATTGGTAAGGGTCTATTAGAAGCCGGAGGCAATGACCGCATTAGTCATGATAGCGGTATTACGTTGATGAAGATGTTTGCAGATGAATTCGTCAAAGACGATACTCTCAGTGAACCTGCTCGTAAAGCCGCTAAAACGTACTATCGTGGTTTGTTGATGTCTGAAATCCTTTTGTACGGAGCTCAGGTAGAAGCAGACATGCAAACGTTCGGTGTTCGTGTTAACCGCGATGTATTTAACGCCTTGCAAGAGGAAGCTAAAGCTATGTGGGGTATCGAACTGAAAGCGTTGCCTGACAAAAAGAATGATCAGCAGATGGTAATTGACTTCACTGGTTCTAACATTCCTAAAGAGGTTAAGGAAGCTGCAAAAGCTGATGCTAATGCCCGTACAGAAGTAGCAGAAATTCCTGAACCGAACAAGGACATGGAAGAATCAGAGAAGGAGAAAGTCCTTCGTGCAATTCTTGTTCAGTCAACTACGAACAAAAGTGTGTTTGGAAAGATCAACCAAGCAATCGAATGGTGTCGTGTAGCTTATGGTATGGAAGACTCTCTTCCGGCACAGATTCTTGCATTCATTATGCTTAAAGTTGGTAGCTCTTGGAACGGCGCACTTGATGCCGTGACCAATGCAATGTATGGTAGTCTCAATTCTGAGCATACTGTTCTTGCACCTCATGCTCTGTTGAAGGCTTGGAATCCTACAGCAGATGATAAAAATATTTCACAGCTGGTAAAAGTATTTATCAGTCGTCATGTTGAAAAACAATGTGCATCGTGGAATGAAAAAGCTAAAGGACGTTTAGACATTGCAGCAACTGAAACAGGTGTTGCTAATAACTTAGTAATCGTAACTCATAATATTAAGTTGGGATTGCAGCAGAACGTTCTTGACGGTGTTCTCAAGAAGGAAAAGAAAATCCAGATTGTAGACGAGGACAAAAAGCCCTTTGAAACCGTCAATGGCGACAACGTTTATAAGAAATTATCCACTGCGTATGGTGATTCTGAATCTATCCTGAAAGACAAGATTGCAGAAATCAGTAAACTGTACAACGCGCCGGTTAATCGTCTTACTAATTACGTTGACAAATCCGCGTATGCCGAATAAAGCATCAATCAATGAAGCTCAGAAATTTGGCAATTGCTGCATTTGCAGTAATTTTCGGAGGGTTTATTGGATATGATCCATTTACCCCAAGTCAGGCAGTTCAAGCCGGAGAAATGGTTATTCCTCGTGTGGTAGACGTACCTAACAATGGAAAGAACCTAGCTCTGAATATTGATCTCAGAACTGACAAAGTAACTGTAGGAGAAACATCCGCAGATGCTACTGTGACCATAACAAAAGATGTTGAGACACGTCTAGAGTATATAACAAAAGAAGTAGAAAAGGAGGTTTATGTAGAAAATACTATTAAGACAACAAAATTGCTTAATCGGCTTATGCCGCTTCCTAATCCACAACTTGGATTAAATCTTAGCCCGAAGAGAAACGGCGACCGCTAATAGAGAGTAATTAAGCGGTATATAAGAGCTATAGAATTACATTCGAAGGGCATCGTAAATGCTACGACATTCTGTTTAGACCTAATCAGTTGCAGATAGATTATAAGTAATACATGATACTGAAATGTTTAATAAGTAGCTACCACTACAAGTTATAACTATAGTATGATAACCTATTATAGTAGATTGATTACTTATCTACATGAAGAATATAATAGGAAAATGGGAGAGCGTGCATAACCCATAGTGAGAACCGGATTGGTGACTGAAGACGCAGTGATATGCAGTGAGCAGATTGCAGAGACTAAACAAAGCAGGGAGTATCGTTAACTTCCGTAATCGTTCGTGGATCAACTCAAAGATGAAATCAAGAAGGAACGATAACACGAGTGGTCACAAAAAAAGATGTTTGTAATCATGAACTGACTAACGTTCTAAGGATTGGCTCCAAACCCTCCTTTGCCCACTTACTTAGGTGTAAGAGCATAAAGCATATACTACTACAGTGTTTCTGTATTATCACGTTGACTAATGAAATATTAGACTATACTGTCTATATAGTTTAATAAGAGGAGTAATAGCACCTCGTTGGATTGAAATCATTTAATTGGAAGTGAGTCTACAAGGTAGATTTAAAGTAATACATCTGAAGGTAGAATTTTTGAAGTTAAATTAGCACTAGAAATTGACATGGCTGAGTGGCTATGGCCCATATGCAAAACTATCGTTGTTAGATAGTGTGTATGACAGGTTACCCGGATTAGGTGCCAAACCTATACGCAATGATGTGAACCTAGAGTTAGCATCTGAGAAGTAAATTGCGTGTCTACAGCTCATACTTACAGTTGCAATACTGTATTGTCCATTAGGGCAAAGTGATTTGAAGTATTTAACTACAAAGAGTGACTATGTTAAGTGATGTCACTATAAAACCCTAGAGTGCTTTGCAACAGGGATATAATCTTAACTTGCGATTTGAGGCCGCAATAAGTCTGAATTGTGTATAATCTGATTAGTATAAGGATTGTATTTGTAAGAGGAAATGCGAGACCGTAGGACTGGAACTACGTATGAATTTCAGACAAAGTAAGCAAAGTATCTTTAACTAAGTTTTCTCAAGTGAGCAGCGCATACATCCAGTATGAAGCGAAGCAAGAGATCATAAGGGGCCGACACGAAGCAGAAGCAATTCTGTGTATTGCCCTGACGAGCGTTCCTGTATGTGAGGTAACATAAGGATTGTAAGAACTCGTTGGAGAGTGCCTACGCTGAAACGAACAGCTATACCAAATAAGGAGAGAATGAACATGTTTAACTTAAAGCATTAAAGAGTATTGTTAGTAAATCACCTGCATGAAGTTTATACTTACGAGTATAGATGAATTTGTAAAGAACTAATTTGAGTAATTCCTTACTCTTTGAGTACCAACCGTTACGCTGACATAAGAAACTCGTAAAGTATAATGCGCAACATTATATGTAAGAGAACGCTGAGGCCTCCATTAAGGCTGATTAGGTGGAAATCCTAAGTATTCGAGTACTATAAATAAAGAATCCCTGATAAGGTCAAGTGGGTGTCCTGAAAAATCGGACAGCTTGTGAGTTTTGCAACTTTTAGATAAAAAGTCCCTCAATCGCTTAGATTGTTGTAATGCTAATATACTTGGAGATTCGTTGAATTGATGATAAGTTGTTTATATTGCATCTAATAGTGATATGAACTAGGCACAAAAAACTGTTTCGTATTGATTGATCAGCTACAGTAAAAAGAAGGTCTGATCCGGGCATGTGTCACAGCTATTATACAGTGACATTACATATCTTATTTTTGTTTTCGATATTTTTACGGCAATAGAAATTACCAAAATTATCAAACATTTACAGATTTTGGATGCGTAGTGTTACTCTAAGTCATTGAATTGACCAATTCCATCTGTCTACTTTCATAGCTTTTTTAAAGCGGCTCTAAGAGACTGAGCAGACTAACTGAATTGAAGAGAAAAGAGTAACATGCGAATTTTAAAAGTAAAACTAGTTATTAATCCACCCTATCAAAAAGGGTATAAATCAAGAAAGGAACAAAAAATTATGGCAACTAACAATTCTAATTTCGACATGAACAAGTACCGGGCTATTCTGGCTACTTGGAATCTTATTGGTCAAACTTTGTGTTGCATCGAAGCTGACAATATGGACCTGAGTCACAATGACAAAGTACGTGAAGGTCTCTTACGGCTTACTAAGCCCTTACGGAAATATTCAATCAAAATGATTGACATTACTTCTGCTAAACTCGATCCACTTCCGGACGAAAACGGTATGGTTATTACCTTGAATGGTGATACTACTTTGCAGTTCCCGCTTGCACCGTGTGAGTTTAAAGAAGTATCTATGGAAACCGTTACGGCTGCTATTAAGAAAATGGAAGATACTAAGGAAACTACGTTCTTCCGGGATCTCAATCGCCTGACTGATGTTGTTACTAAGCTGAACAAGATCGAGAAGAAGAAAGCAGATGATCTCTTGGAAGAGATTGTTGGCTGGTCTTCGGCTTATGACGACATCAACAAAATTCTTGTAACGAACAACGACGAATATTACCGGTCACTCGGATTGAAGGAGTAAGTAGGCTATGAAAGGAGTACAGTTAATTTCTGAATCCCGTAAAAAACTACTTCGATTACTCTTAGAGGATCCGCGCATTGGCGAATTAGTTCTTGTAAATGGAGAAAAAGCAGCATCTGTAGTTATCAAAGACGATGGGTCGGCAACTTTCAGATCTATTCCAGATACTTGGTGGGCATGGCTTTTCCGCTATGGTCACGAAAGAACTATGTCATTTTCGGATCTAGCGTTTCTTATTAGAGATGCACTTGCTCGGTATACACCGGCTTCGAGTAGATTCCGGGATGCAATTAAGGACGAGATTGTAGATCATGCTATTGATAGTAAGAACTATGATTACGTCGTGGACAGACTGTTTTTAAACGCTATTCTAGGTGTAACAGAAGGCGAATATAAACTCAAACGCGGAGGTGAATTACGGCAACCTGACAACAATAGCTGTAAAGACCAAGGGACAAATTACCGGAGAGTAGGTAAAACTACAATCGGAATTGATCTAGGTGGAGGATGTATTCCAGTAGATCTTTATATCGAGGAAAGGTAGTATCTACAATCTAAAAAAACAATTCGTTCAAGTTTAAGCGTTAAGCAGATGTAACGCTTTATTATACACTTAAAATTGAACAAAATTTCTGCAATATCTAAGTAGCAAAGTAAAAAGTATATGGATGATGTATGAAGTATATGAAATACAGAGTAACAAGGATAAAGCACAAATTCTGTAAATTTTAAGAGCCTCAAGACGATGGGTCGAGGCTTCTTAAATTTACTTTTTACACGCTCGCAATACGTACGCCGTAACTGACGTATAATAAGGAAAGCCACGAGAAGAAGAAGTGTGCTGCTAGATCGATTTAGATGCGAGCACAACAGGTAACGGTTTCTAGTATATTTAATCAATATAAGTATCAACTAAATATAAAAGAAATCAAATGAATAACAATATAGTAAAAGTAGACTATTTAATAGCAAAACGTGACCAATTAACTGCTGATATAAATAAATATTGGCGTATCATAAATACTGAGAATGTAATCAAGAAAGGATTCAGTCGTAATTACGATATGAAAGTTCTACTTGAGAAAATCAAAGAACTTTATGAAGAGCAGGTAGTAGTTAAACTACGTATCCAATGTGTAAATATGGGTATGAAACTAAGGGAGTTATCCCCAGACGCTAACGTAGTTAACATCTATCGTCTATCTGCTATGAAGGAATATAGCATTCGTCTTGGAATTGTAAATACTATCAATCCAACTCAGAAAGCTAAGAAAGGGAAACGTAAACTGCCGGTAACAGAAGTGTTAACGCACAACTACATTAAAGCTCGTCAGGCAGAATGTCAGCTTGTGATCAACGAACTCGATAAGAAAGTTAAAGAGTTCAACAGTAGTGCAGAAATTGACCTCTCTGAGGCTCCAATGTATCTGGCTGCATAAAAACGGGGGCTTGTGCCCCCTATCTATTAACTTTTAAAACATTATCAAGATGAATAAATCAAAACAAAAAGAAAACAATAATTACATTGACTATTGGACAAAAAAGGGTTTAGAAGCAAAAGAAACAAATGCTAAACAGAAAATTACTACAGAACCGAATAAGTTTCTGCACCATCCAAAGCTCAATGAACTAACGTTTGAAACTAAGACAGCTAAGCTTAAGCCTAAACTATCTAAAGAAGAACGTTATGAAAAATTGCCGTTTAGTCATAAACACAATTTACTAGTTGCACAAGCATACGGTAAAGAAAACCGGTTGCTTAAACAACAAACTGCTCGTGCACTTCATGAAAAACGAATCAAGGAGATTATTGAGCAACAGAAGGATTTTCGCTTTAAAAAGACGCAAGAGTCCCGAAAGAAGAAGGAAAAAACTAATTGGTTAGTAGTATACCGATTAGACCGTAATAAGCTTCCGTATGCTTTTAGTAGTAACCCTAGTAATAAGAGCATAGAGGAACTTAGACGCATCGGAGAGGGGCTTCGTGACAAGTTAGAACAGAAATGGGAAGATTTTGCAAGTATTCGTATATATACACAAGAAGGTATAAAGAAAGATTATCCACGTTATTATATATATAAACATGCCGCGTAATCCAGATCAAGTTGACTGCATTATGATTAAAAGGAATGCAGAGAAGTCCATAAAAGTAAATGGGCAAGTACGATTAGGGCAAGCAGTATTTGCAGAAGCATATCGCTTGTACCCAGATGCCACAAACAATCTACGAAACACAAAGTATGATTGTTACTATGACGATTCTAGAATAGATTTATTTCTACTAGAATTACAAACTTCATAAATTTATCTTTAGACGTAGTTTTCTCGTTCTAGGAAAAACGAGATGTTTCCCGTATTACTTATATAAGGTTAGTAGTCTTTGTAAAATCCGACTGGTCTAATAAGGTTTAAGACAGAAGGTTCGAATCCTTCTACGGGATCTAAACTAATCTTTAATTTATATGCAAATCAGAGGTAAAACCGTATTTGTATATGATATCGAAGTATTTCAAAATATCTTTCATTGTTCTGCAATTAATACAGAAACAAAAGAAGTACATAAGTTTGAAATATCTTCTCGTAAAAATCAGTTATCTGAACTTATATCATTCTTTAAACAAGTAAATTCACCTGTTTCATGGAATGATAATTATACTACAAATTGTAGTATTGATTCAGATAAAATATTCTGCGGTTATAACAATTTACATTATGATAATCCTGTCATCAATTACATTATAGAGTATGAACATGTACTTGCTGAAAAGCCTGTACTTGTAATTACTAATTCTATATTTAATCTAAGTAGAGAAATTACTAACTCTGGAGAGAATATAGAAAAATGGAAAAGATGGAAATATCAAGTATGGTTTGATAGCTTTGACATTCTTACTATGCTTTACTCTAATAAACTTAGAGTAGGCTTGAAAGAAATTCAAGTTACTATGCAATATAAGAATGTACAGGAATTTGTATGTGATTGGAGTAAGCCTTTGCCTATTGAAGATTTTGACAGTATGATAGATTATAATATCAATGATATTGAATCTACTTCTGCATTACTTGATAGGTGTAAAAAAGATATTGATTTGCGATTAGCTATTGAAGACGAGTATGGTGTGAAAGTTCTTAGTAAAGACGGAGTGAATATTGGAATGAAAATTCTAACTCACAAATATCTTGAAAAAACAGGCTTAACATGGTGGGATATTAAAGACTTAAGATCTCCTCAAGCCTATATACCATTGAAAGATGTTATATTACCTTTTATCAAATATGATAGTCCTATACTTAAATCTGTACTAGATGAAATGAAAACTCAAGTAGTTTCTCCTGGCAGAAAAGGTTATGAAAAGAACTTTGTATTTGGTGGATTGAGATATACTGTTGGAGTCGGTGGAATTCATTCTAAGAATGATCCTGAAATAATAATTCCAGCAGAAGATGAAATGCTTATCGATATTGACGTAGCGTCACTATATCCAAGTATGTTGATAGAATATGGATTTTATCCTAAACATTTAGGTCCAGAATTCTTAGAAGTATATTCTCAGATTAGATCTGAAAGAATAGAAGCTAAACATAACGGAGATAAAATTAAAGATAGTACATTGAAGTTAGCACTTAATGGTTTGAGTGGTAATCTTCAAAATGAACATAACTTCTGTTATAGTCCATTTGCAGTAATGCAAATACGTATTAATGGACAGTTATTGTTATTAATGTTAGCAGAGAAATTAGTAGAGCTAGGGTGCCGAATAGTACAAGCAAATACTGATGGTTTATTTGTCTTACTTAAGAAATCTGTATATGATAAAGTAAACATCGTATGTAGAGAGTGGGAACAATTAACTAAACTAACATTAGAAGAAGATCGTTTTGAGGCTATGTATCAATATGCGATCAATGACTATATTGCAGTAAAAGAAGGTTATGCTAAGAAAAAGCATGAATTTAGAGATTTTACAGCAGTGATGGATCCTAAAACAGGAGATCATATTAAGTATGGAGCTACGAATGCAAAAGGAGAAACATACAGAAATATGGATGAAATTCGCAAAGACTATATAAAAACTAAAGGAATGTTTATTACCGAAGTATTACTAGGTAAGGGTTTATCACCTAAAATCATACCTGAAGCTATTATAAAGTATTTTGTAGATGGAATTCCTGTTGAAGACACTGTTAAAGGTTGCACAGATATTAAGAAATTCTTGATGTCTGAAAAGACTGGTAAACAGTGGCATGTTGAATACATGAATCAAGAAATACAGCGAACGAATCGTTTCTATGCATCTACAGATGGTGCATATTTATGGAAATGGAAAGGAATAGGAGAACACTGTGCTTGGAATCCAAGCGAATTATCAGATATGGCATATTGGAGTTTAATTCAAGAAGGTAAAGATCCGTATAATCCACCTTTAGTACCTGATACTAAACAGTATCAGAATATGCTTACGGCATCTGGTGTTACTCTACTAAATATGTTCGATGATAAACCAATAGAAGATCGTAAGATTAATTATAGATATTATTTAAGAGAATGCTATAAGATAATCGAAGATTTAAAACCAAGACAGTTATCGTTATTTTAACATAACTTATCATACTGTATCAGAATCTAGATAAATGTCATAAAGTGAAACTTTTATGATACTAGAATTAGATACATCTCTGTTGAAGAAATTCAACATATCAATAAATCAGTTAGTATTTATTAATCTTGTATTGAGCGAAAATCAAAATAATCATCAAGACGTTCACGAACTTCTCAGCCGAGTAAGTGACGAAGAGATACAAGACTTAATTCAACGTAACATTATCGTAGAGACTATAACTGACGATAATAAAATTTATAGAGCATCTGAACAACTTGCTGAAGTTACTAAAAGTGACAAAGAAAGTATGTTTGATGAATTCTATGAAGTATTTCCAGTTTATGTTATAAGACCTGATGGAACCAAAGGATTCTTAAGGGCTAATGTAAACAAATGTCGTAAAGAATATAATAAAATTATTGGAAAATCAAGAGCTATGCATGACTACCTATTAGGATGTCTGAAGTGGGAGATTGACAATAAAATAACTTCTGGTAAGTTAGGTTATATGAAGACGATGTGGAAATGGCTCACTCAACACGAGTGGGAGTGTTACGAAGAGGAAATGCAACTATCACAACAAGCAAAGGAGGTCCAGTATGGAACAAAAATCCTTTAATACTTTGCCGTTCAAGTCTATTTCTGAAGTAGCTGATGAATCATTAGAATACATCCGCAAGAGGAAAGACAAAACTATTGTCCCACTTAAGACTAGGTGGAACAAGTTTAATAAAGTATGTTGTGGTGGTATTGAGCCAAATATGATTGTTACTATCGCTGGAGGCAGTGGTAGTGGTAAATCTGCATTTGCAAATACGCTTGAAACTGACTTAATTGATTTAAATCCGGATCAGGAAATAGTTATACTATCTTTTAGTTATGAAATGTTATCTTACAGACAGGTAGGTAGAAAGCTCAGTAATAAACTGAGAAAGACTACAGCAGAACTCTATAGTTCTGATCAAAGTCTATCTAATACTGAATTCAATAAAATTGAAGAAGTTGCAGATAAGATCAAGAAGTATCCAATATATTATATTGATACGCCAAGTACTGTAGAGAACATGGAAAAAACTATTGACTACTTTCACGAGAACATAGCTAAAGGCAAATGGCTTATAGTTATACTTGACCATGCCCTGCTTGTAGAGGGCCAAGGTGAATCTGAAAGAGGTACTATTGTCGATTTACAGAAAATGTTTATTCGTAAAAAGAAGCTTTCTAATACGAGTATTATACAGATTTCACAGATGAATCGAAATATTGAACAACCGGATCGTATTAACAACCCTTCTATGCATTATCCAATGCGTAGTGATCTTGCAGCATCTGATGCTATTTTTCAGGCTAGCGACTATGTGACAGCTCTATCTCGACCAGAGTTGTTAAATATAACAGCTTATGGTATAGACCGTCTACCTGTAAAAGACAAAGTGTATCTTCATTTTCTTAAAGTAAGAGATGGAGAACCATTCATACTAGAATTCGAGAATGAATTGAAATATGGTAACTTAGTCGAAAAATAACGCAAGAAATTATTTATTTACTTTAAAATTAGGCTGAAATGAAATCTTTTACAATTACACTTCCGAATAAAAAAGCAGACGCTCGTGGCGTATACAAACAGTATTTGTTGAATCAACTGAATAATTCATATCCTGAATTGACTATCGATGGTATTGATGGACCTGAGACTGAAACAAGTTATCAGTATATCGGTCCGGGAGAACGTGTAGGCTTTGGATGTAATCCGCGCTATCACGTGTCTAAATGTATGTGTCCGTTTAATAATAACTGTTGTAATTATAACCTTGCAACGGATTTTGAACGTGCATTGAAGAAATTGCATGATTATGCAGAGATGCGTAATCTACCTCGTGGGTATGACTATAAAATCGGAGGACTTCCGGTACGAGAATATGATTCGTATGTTCAGGTTGGTAACACAATCATTCCGAAGCGTAACAATGTTTATTGTTTAGAAAATCTATCACCATATCAAAGAAAATTCGTTCTGAATTTCATCATGGTGGTAAACAAAACTACAACCGTAATTAATCTTTAATTATACTACTTTACTCAACTTTTTCAGATTCTTTCAGATAACTTTTTCAGATTCTTTCAGATAACTTTTTCAGATTCTTTCAGATAACGTAAAGCAGTATCTAACAAAACAAATATGTTAGTACTACCTACTGAAAAGAATGCGCCAAAGGTACAGAATCCTAGATTTCTGGGCTATTATATAGCGATATATAATAGAATTTCTCTTAATTGCTGAAACCTCTCAATGTATTTTACGTTAAAAAAATATAATAAGGTAAAATTAATATTAAGAAAATCAGCAGCTAAGCTTTATGTTTACAGAAAAGACTTTAACTAAGTATAAACAATATGTTGGAAAAACATTTGGTAATATCTTAGTACAAGATATAGATTTAACAACTCCTAATAGAATATATTTTATATGTAAGTGTCTAAATTGCAATAGACAATTACGAATTCGTAATGATGCTCTAACTAGTAATAGAATAGGATGCACAAAATGTCTTGGAGCATGGAGAAGGCAAAACTTTAATGAAAAGAACAAAAACCTTCCTCCTAAAGATATTAGATACAAGTATATTCATTTTAAATGTAATGCAGAAAACAGAGGTATAAAATTTCTTTTAACAAAAGAACAGGCTATGACAATTTGTGAACAAGACTGTTTTTATTGTGGAAAGAAGAGATGTCTTGGAATTGATAGATTAGACAATTCTAAAGATTATACTATGGAAAACTGTGTTCCATGTTGTGGTTGTTGTAATAGAATGAAAATGGATTTAACTCCAAATTTCTTCTTTCAACAAATAAATAAAATCTATAATAAGCATAAAGAAAGTTCAACGACTATCCCGGAAGGGAGTACATCCAAAGTGATTGTGGATGGAAAAGGAGAACGTCTCGTAAGAGACGAAGATATAGTCTTATCTGCATAGTGATATGTAGCAGTTCATAAGAGAACGTATATAAGAGTAGCGTCTTATATAGAAAATATTGAGATTTCTGATCTTATTTGGCAAACCAAAATCTGGTAAAACTACATTGATTTCTATGTTAGATGGCTGTCTTATAGTCGATTTGGAGGGTGGCTCCGAGTTTCTCGAAGCCCTCTCAATTCAGGCTAGAACAGTCAACGATCTTGGAGAAATCGCAAATGCTATTAGACAGAAGATTGCAGAGACTGGTAAGAGACCTTACAAGTATATTGCAATTGATAATGCTACTCGTTTAGAGGAGATATGTCTACCGTTTGCAGCATCTCTATATAGACAAACTCCAATGGGTAAATCATTCAAAGGAGAAGACGTTAGACAGTTACCTAATGGTGCTGGATATCTCTATATTAGAGAAGCTGTAAAGAAAGTTATTAATATGTTCAAGGAACTATGTGATAACTTTATCCTAATTGGTCATACTAAAGATAAGATGATCAATAAAGATGGAGAAGAGCTCACAGAAATGGCTATTGACCTTGTTGGACGTTTAGGTGATATTGTCTGCGGGGAAGCTGATGCTGTAGGTTATGTATACCGTAAAAAGAATGAAACTATAATTTCGTTCGAAGGTGGCGATAACTCAGTAAGAGAGGCACGAGCTCCACATCTTAGAGGACAGAAAATAGTAATTGCAGATAGCAATGAAAACAATGAAGTAACCGTTCATTGGGATAAAATATTTTTACCAGAATAAATAAATTAGAAAGAACATGTATAGTAAAGAAAGAGCCTTAACAATAGCAAAGAAAGATGTAAAGTTTATTCCTACAGGAATTATCGAAAACGTAACATTAAAATCAGCAAGAGTAGCCAAATCTCCTACCGGAAAAGATTTCTTGGAAATCACTTTTGAGAAGGAAGGAGCAACTCTTACGCAAACAGAGTGGAAGCCTACTAAGTTCGAAGGTATGACTGACGAACAGCTTCAAGCAAAAGAAGATACTCAGTTTTCGCGTATGATGCAGATTTTGCTTTGTTTCTATAAGAATGAAGAACTAGTCTTTAATGGTACTAGCTTTGAAGAATTTGCAAACGAGGTAGTAACATATCTTAATAATGCAGACAAGTCCAAGCTCTTACGTGTTAAAGTAGTTTATAATAAAGATGGTTATACTACTTTGCCTTCGTATGCAAAGTATACATTTATCGAACCTATGGTATTACCAGAAGGTTCTGCATCCGCTATTGTTGAATTAGGTATTGACCAATTCACAAAACCGGTAACAGCAGACAGTGAAAAGACAGTAACAAATTTGGCTACTTCACTTACACTGAATGCTATGGGTACTTCTTCTGTTAATTCATTTACTACAAATGATTTTACTTCAGGAGAAGATTCAAACCCTAATCAATTGCCGTTCTAATAGAAGAATAACGGCAACGAGAGAGTGCGTCTGCAAGGTGCGATAAGATTATAAAAAATCTGTATCATATTTAGGACAGTTTAATTCATTAATTGAGTAAATTATGCTTAAACAGGGAGTGGTTCGATTCCACTACTCTCTCCACGTTTTTATTTATCGAATTATTTACAAATTTTATCATATCATGATTGAGATTGAAAAACTATGTAATGTAACTACTTTTCAAGGGAACGCTCCTTTTGAAGAAGCTAGTACTACACCAACTAATGGAGAAGATGGATCGGGAGATCCTACTCCTCCTACCAGAAAGAAAAAACCTAACTCCAGAAAGGAAAAACCTAACTGTGATGATTTTATTGATGCAAAAAGTAAAACATCAATAAAAGATTTAAAAGTAGGTGATACTATCTTTGCTACTATTAATAGTAGTATTAAAGACAAAGAAGGAAAATCTATACGAGTAAATCCTACAGGATCCTTTCTTGTTGTTGCTGTAGATAAGAATGTAACAAAAGGAGAATACAAATTCACATTGCGTAGTGAAAGTGGAACTGAATACAAAACTTCTAAATCAGGTATCCAGCTACGTATTTATAGTGATTTACAGTCTAAACTCGAAAAATTGAAAAAAGCTATGGAAGAAGCTGAGAAGCAGGAAGAAGAAAGAAAAAAGAAAGAGGAAGAAAAGCGTAAAGCAGAGGAAGAATTTAAAGCAAAAGCTATTGACTTTGCTAAGCTTGAACCTGAAGAAAAACTACTTAAGACTATCGAATCTGGTGTAACAAACATTTGGATGGTAGGGCCAGCAGGTTGTGGTAAATCAACCATTGCCCGTAATGTAGCAAAACAACTTAATCTTCCTTACTTGTGTATTTCTTGTGGTATCGGTACTTCTGCAACTGAGTTTGTAGGATATAAGTATCCGGAACGAGAAAGTACGAAATTCAGCGAGTATTATAATAAACCGTCTGTAATTCTTATTGACGAGTTTACTGCATTGGACCCTGCCGTAGCACAGGTGTGTAATGCCGCTCTAGCGAATGGTGAAATTGAGACTACAACAGGTCTTGTTCATCGTCATCCGGAGTGCATTATTATTGCTACTTCAAATACATTTGGTAATGGTGCTGACCGTCAGTATGTGGCTAATAATCAGTTAGACGCATCAACTATTGACCGATTTGTTGGAGGTATTATTGATGTTAATTACTCTGATAAGTTTGAATCTCAATATGATGAAGAGGTTGTTAGTTATGTTAACACACTTCGCCGTATCATTAAAGATGAACAATTACGCCGTATTGCTTCTACTCGTATGATTCAAGCAGGTCATACAATGAAGAATAACTATTTTGCTGATTGGAAAGACCGATTAATTATTAACTGGTCTGATAATGAAAAGCGAATTGTATATGATCATTTAAACAATTCGCTATCAATTAATAATCAGTATCAAAAATACGCAGCATAATGAATTTATCTATTAAGTTACCAAATATAGAACAATTCTATATTGAAGCCGATAAAGTTGAAGAAACTGGTCGACTAAATATATGGAAAGAAATGGACGGACGAAATGACCCAGAATGGGTAGGTCTCTCTAGGGAAAAGATTCTAGAAAGTAAGTTTTCTTACAAAGAAGGTCTAGATAATCTTAAGAAAATCGAAGAAGATTTATTCCTTGGAGGTTCAAGAAAGAAATATAAGTATGACGAATTTGATGGCGATGATATGAATTATGATCGGTTCTTAGAACAGATGCCTGCCATGAAAAAACGTATACGAAATCACGGTACTGGACAAGGTAAGTTTATTAATTTACATGTCTGCATCTGTGAAAATTCCTGGTGTAGCTCTGAATCATTAATGATCAGAGCTTATACAGTAATGCGACTTGTTGATTATCTAGAGGATCAAGGTTATAGAATTGGTATTTCTGTTTATACAGATACTAAAAACGTTGGATCCTATAGAGGTGAAGATATTGACTTGTTGCATGTAGAAGTAATGGTAAAGAAGCCAGAGGAAACTCTAATTAAACCATTAATTCTAACTTCAGTATCTACGTGGATGTTTAGATTCTGGATGTTGAAATTCAGAGCTGCTAAATTCTACGTAGATCCCTGTATGGGAGCATCGCTTTCAGTTAAATATACAGAAACCAAACAAGATATTTATATCGGTAGAGGTGAATGTTTAACTACAGGAGATGCTGCACACAAACTGCGGAGTATTTCCCGTTTGTTTAATGATGATGTAGAGGAAGAGGATTAAGATATTTTTTAGATTAGCGCGTTAATCGACTAACTATACGCAAGTGCGATAGCGAGTATAACTAATCATGTTCAATCGAGTGTACTCACGCCGTACACGTGTAGACCAGAGTTGCGATGTTAGTTATATTAATCATTGGATCAATGATTACATAGGTTGGATTCCTATTAGTTAGTTTAGGTATGCAGAGATTGGTTTCTCTGCATATCACATTAAAATCTATAGTTATGACTATCAGAAAAATTACGTAAATTCAGAAAGATTAAGCGAGAGCGAGAACTTACTGATAATGAAAAAAGTTTCTTAGAGAAAGAATTAACTAAAGTGGTAAAAGAAGACAAATATATACGTACAATTAAACCATATAGTCCTAGTGATGATGCACTACATGGTGGAGTTTGTTCAATTGATGATGAAGCTGTTTTCAGAAAAGTACTAGATAGGGAATTATCTTTATTAAAGAAATAACATGTACGATAAAAAAAGAGTAAAACTACCTACTAATATTACTTTAGATTATATACTATCTAAAGTAACTGAGTATGACATATATGCTCAGTATATTGGTAGCTTTAAAGTAGGTATGATCTATAATAGTCCATTTAGAAAGGATAAGAATCCTTCATTTGGAATATATTATAGTAAGCGTACCAAACAACTCTTATTTAAGGATCATGGAACAGGTGAATGTGGTAATGTAATAAAGTTTGTTTCATTGTATACTGGTATTACAGATTACAATGAAATCCTAAAGGATATAGTAGACAAACTAAAGATTACCAACAAAACAAAACTCGTTAGCTCTAAGCAATATATACCGTCAACAGAGACAGTAATTGGTATCGTAAGGCAAGACTTTACACAAATAGATATCAATTACTGGACTCAGTTTAATATTTCTCTAGATACACTAAAGAAATATGATGTATTTAGTATTAAATACTATCTATGTAACGGTATTGTCAAAGGAGTTTATAAGAATGAAAATCCTATGTATGCCTATAAGGTATATAATAACTTTAAGATATATAGACCATTAGGAGATAAGTATACGAAATGGCGTAATAACTTAACTGAAATGGATATTCAAGGTTTTAAACAATTACCAGATTCTGGTGATATACTGTTTATTACTAAGAGTATGAAGGATGTAATGTGTTTGCATGAAATGGGATATAGTGCTATATCTCCATCAAGTGAATCCACATTTATACCTAATGTAGTCTTAGAGGACCTAAAGAAGCGATTTAAGCGTATTATCGTACTATTTGATAGAGATATTGCAGGATGTAGAAATACTATCAAAATACGAAACAAATATAAAGTCAATGCGTTATTTATTAATAAAAAGTTTAAGGCAAAAGATATATCTGATGCTATTAAATTAAATGATTTTAACACAATAAAAAAATGGTTAGATGAAGAAGTTAATAAAGAACGAAATAGATGAAGTATTTGTGCCAATTAAGAATTATGAAACAAGATATTTAATTTCTAATAAAGGAAGAGTATATTCTATAATTAAATCTATTATACTTAAACCGAAAATAGAAAGAAATTATTATCGTGTTCAATTATTCAATGGAAAAATGTATAAACATTTTTTCATACATCGTTTAGTAGCTACTAATTTTATACCTAATAGGAATAATTTTCTAGAAGTAAACCATAAAGATGAAAACAAGTTGAATAACTGCGTTGACAATCTAGAGTGGTGTACAAAGAAATATAATATAAATTACGGTACAGCAATTTATAGATCTGCAAATAATAGAGGAAAAAAAATTATACAATTAGATAAAAATAATAATTTTATAAATTCCTATAATTCTCTAATGGATGCAGAAAGAATAACAGGTATTTCAAATGGAAATATTAATGCTTGTTGTAAAGGAAAACGCAAAACCGCAGGTGGTTATATCTGGAAATATTCACTCTAAAGATGTCTCTGATTCTATTAAGAGTACATCATTCCAAGAAGTTAGCCAGTGGCTAAAATTTAAGAACTAAAAAATAAAAAAATATGATGGCATTTATTTTATACTTAACCTTAGCAGCATTTCTGTTAGCGTTACTTGAGATTTTTGTGTTTGTTCCTCTTATTATTCGGTTCTTTCCGAAATTATATTTAGCATATATGCTATCTTCACTCCAAGAAGATACTCGGCGTGTAGCTAAGGCAATTAATAATATTGCTAAAAAGGAACCGGAATACCTTATTCACAAAAATATTTCATACACTCACATTAGTTATGAATAAAAGTAAGAAGAAATCGTAGGGAAAAGTACGTAATGCTACTCCAAATATATACGATGGTATAAAGTTTAGAAGTAAACTCGAAACTTATACCTACAAAAAGCTTAAAGAAGCCGGAATAGATGCAGAATATGAATCTACTCACTTTGAGCTTATTCCAAAGTTTGAATATAATGGAGAAAAGGTAAGAGCTATGACTTATCTTCCCGATTTTGTTGGAAAAAACTTTATCATAGAATGTAAAGGTCTTGTAACGGATAGTTTTCCGTTAAGATGGAAGATCTTTAAGTATTATTTAAAACAAGAAAACAAGGACTATAAGTTGTTTTTAGTCCGTAATCAGAAACAAGTTGACGAGATGATCAACGAACTTTCAAAAAAATAACAAATTATGGCAGAATTTATTAAGCTAGGTGATAAGATTATTAGTAAACCCAAAGGATTAGATTATGAATTAGAACATGGTAAAGTCTATAATCTAAAGTATAATCTGTATGAAGGTATGTCTTACTTTGAAGAGGATGGTTCACTAAACTTACCTTCTAAAGTGTATTCTACAGATGAAGATAAAGTCTTCATCAAACGTGTAAATACTTACTTTGAGAAAACTGATAAATTATCAACTGGTATAATGCTTTCTGGTGTTAAAGGTACCGGAAAGACTGTTATGGCTAAAGTCATTGCACAGAATTCGAATCTACCAGTTATTGTTGTTGATGAAGATTTCCCTACAGGAAGAATCAATGACTTTTTCCGTAAGTTCTCTACTCCAGTAGCAGTTATCTTTGATGAAGTAGATAAACATTGGGATACTGAGGAACTGTTAGGATGGTTAGATGGTGTACAGACTAATGCTAAAAAGCTAGTACTTTTTACTTGTAATAATGAAAATAATATCAGTGAATTCTTGCAGAATCGCTGTTCTCGTATTCGTTATAAGAGACACTTTGAAGCAAACGATAATGCTCGTTTCTTGAAAGAAATCCTTAAAGATAAAGGTATTGCTTTGAACGAAATTGAAAATACTTATAATTTCATTGTTAATAACTTCCGTTTGTTATCTATTGATAACATTTTATCATTTGTCGATGAAAAGCTTATGTTCCCTGAACTGTCTAATACAGTAATTGCTCAGGATATGAATATTGAGCTTAAGAATTCAAAACCAATTGATTCAACTGAAGAAGAAGAAATTCATGATTGTGAAGATACTTCTTGTGAAGAAGATGATAATTGCGAAGCTAGTTTTGATGACTACGAAGATGATGATGACGACGAAGATATTCCTGTAATTAATTTTGAAGAGTTTTTACAGAATATAAGAATGAATTAAAGTATAGGAATAGGGAGTTTGGTTACTCCCTATTTCACACGTAAACTGAGGAATCAGTTTTTTGAAAGATGAAAAATTGAGAGGTTGAAAAAATTTTAAATTATGAATGTACTACAAAGTATTATTAAAAAGGTAAAGAACCTTGCATCTGAAGTAAAGTTCAGAAGATCATTGTGTAATTTTCTTAACGAGCAAGAACGTATGTTAGAAGAAGCTAGAGAAGATTTTGAGACTAACATAATCAATGGTGATGCAAAAGGTGCATTTTTTGCATACAGACGCATTAAAATGTGGGAAGAAAAATTAAAGGAAGTTAAAGACTTTAATAACTACATGAACAGTTCTGTTCTTGAAAAATGTGAGGCTGCATAATATGGAAATAATAATTCCTTATTATGAAGATAATACTCGTATTTCGAACTCTGCGATAGGTTGGTTTCTTAATAAGGGGCCTCAATATCTAAGAGATATGCTCGATAATAAAGAGGAAGGACTTAGTGGTAAGTTTCTTGAAAGAGGTACTATGATCCACGAGTACATTTTACAGCCAGAGGAATTCTGGAAAGACTATGAAATACTTGATTTTGATACACCTAAGGCACCTCAGCAGAAGACCTTCTGCGAATGCTATGCTAATCTATTGTCTACAGAACCATTTGAATCAGCGGACACTTTAAAGATTAAAGCATATAGGAGCTCTTATAGTAACAGTAAAAAGGATGAAGTTGTATTAGATGATGCTACTAAATTAGTAGATACTTATACTAACTATATAAAATATCTTAGAACTAAGAATTTTAAGAATATTATATCCTTTGCAGATTTGAATATGTTAAAGAACATTAAATCAAATCTAGAAAATCATGTAGCAGCTAAGAAATTATTATGGCCCGAAGATGTAGAAAGTCATAATGAATTTCATATTAACTGGACACATTCGTCTTCAGGAATAGACTGTAAATCTCTTATTGATAGAGTTATATTAGATCATAAGAATAAAGTAGTTACTCTTATTGACCTTAAAACTACTTCAGATGCTTTTAACTTTAAGCATTCTGTAGAAGAGTACGATTATTATAGGCAGCTTGAATTTTACTTTGAAGCTCTAGATTGGTATTTTACTAATGAACTAGGTATTGATATGTCTGAATATGAAAAGAGGGCATATATAATAGCTATTCAAACAAATGGTAATAATCAAATTAGAGTGTTCAATATGTTGAACCCTGAGGAGTTATCCAAAAGGTCAGAAGTAATATCAGACGCTTTAAAAGGAATATCATATCATATCAATTCTGGTAATTGGGAACATACTCGTGAATACTACGAGAATGACGGAATTGAGGAACTTAAATAAAACTGCAATGTTTATGTCGCAGTTGATTATGGATAATAATGAATTACTTGAATGTCCTATGTTTGTTAACATGTACAATGAAAGTAAAGACTACCCATGGTTTGAGAATCATTTGTTTATCCTATTTAAGTGTAACACTATAAAACAAGTAGATCAACTAGATCAAATGTTAGAAAGAAATAGAAATTTCTATAATAGATATTCTATTAGGATAGATGGAGTATTTTATGACTTAGCTATCTTTACTGTTCCAATGTGTTTTAGACATGAATTTAAAGCACTTAAGAATAGTGGTAATAGATGTCTTACTCCAAAACATAAAGTCGCAATCTTTAAGTTATGGAAATATTCTAACAGAATTGATATAGAAGATTATATCTATGACATTTCCTATTCGGGCAAATGCATAGAAACAGTTCCATTAAAGGACGTTCTAGAGCCTAGTTATACTAAGTTTCTAGAAGAAATTTAAATTAAACATATCACAGTTAACATAGCAATAAAAAAGGCTACCGTCCGTGAGGATAGTAGCCTTTACTTTTATTTATCAATTTGTGTCTAGAAGTACCTTCGCTTAATAGCTGGATCTTGAAGTTCCCATACATTCTTAAATGGTGTTAATTTAAGTAATGATTTTTCTAGTTTAGTCCATCCTTTATATGGACCATACTTGGATACTTTATCGCCATTATTAAACAAGTATATAGGATAGTTAATTACAGTAGAAATATTATCTGTCATACTAAATATAGCAGATGGAGATTTAACTGTATTTACAATATCTAATACATTATATGGAGCTCCTGCTTCGAATTTAGACCTAACTACAAGTAATGCACATAATTGTTTCAACCAATTATCTTTATCATCATCTGCTTCTGCTGATAATGCCATAGAGATTAACGGATATGCTATAAATAGCAATGGTAATTCTGTCATTATTTGCCTTAGATTAGCTCTATCAGAAGAATCTAAACTTTCTAATATTTGTTTCTTTTGCCCCCAATCTTTTAATAGCATTTTAGCTACTCTAAATGGTGTTCTATAAAGAGCTTCTCTAGTAGTTCCAGTATTATAGTCATAGTGTTTTTTCATAGTAAGTCTTTCCTATATCATATTAGGAAGATACTGTCTATGCATCATACATAATGCACCCCAAGCATTCGCTTGCATCTATGTTCTCTATAATGGAGTTAACATACCATCTGCTGTAGCTGCCATAGTAGCTGCGGTGTTTTTAATTACAAACTTCTTAGCTTCAAATGCTTTAGCATACTTAGGATCTACTTTAATTATGCCATTCTCTACACTTACTACATCATAAGAAGTAGGTAACGTACTCCAAACTGCTTTTCCTTCTGCTTCATTGTTTTTATAGTTCTACATGAACTATTCCATTGTCAGAAATTCGCCATTGAAGTACCTAAAGTTTAACATAACGGAATTTAAGATAGTGCCTTTAATTATAAAATCAGACATGGAGTAAATTCCGAATGCCCAATCTCTCTTAGCTACTTTTACCGCTCTATTAAGATTTGATTCTTTAAACAATCTATCTTGTTCAGTACCAACCTCAAAGTATTCCATTAGGTTAATATACTTATTATTAATATTGTTAGCACCTATGTTCCACGCAGATTTATGAAGATTAGTTATAGTGTTTTTCCAAGCGTGCATATAATTACCCATATTGAAATACCTACCTTGCACAGCCATCATGAAAGAAGTATGTAAAGCAGTAATAAAACCTACAGAAGCACTAATGAAATTCAAACCCAAGTTAATAGTGGTTCCCCAATTCTTCAGTTTCGAAAGTAACTTAGACAAATTATACTGTTTGCCTTTTATAGTAAAGAAGTTACCTTTAGTAAGCTCCCCATATACTTGCATATCTATAAAGTTCTTAGCAAACTCGTATACACGCGTTTCTGTACCTTTCTTAGGATCTTGTTTCTACAATAACCATTTCTTCGCTCTATCCATAGTAGTATTAGTACCAGTAAAGTTTCTTAAACCTAATTGATTCTTTATAATCTCAAGGTCTGGAGCAATTGCTGTCTTCTACTTGAAATTCTCTGCCATTTTATAGTAAGAAACAACAGCTCCTACTAAGTCATTAGTCATTGTGGTTACATCGTCTAAATCTTTAATATAGTAAGTAGGAACCATACGTAATGGAGATCCATCAGGTCTAGTTGTTATCTTTTCTGGAGCAAAACCAACGTCATCAGAATTAGCTACAAAGGAATCTGCTGTATACTTTAACATGCCTTTAATCAGATTGTCCTAACTCTTTACAAACTGATACATACTACCACTAATCTGTGGTAATTTGTATGGATCATTCTTTGTTAAGAATGGTAATTTTTCGTTGGATTCGTGCATAGTCTCTAATATAGCAGAATATAGAGCCTTTAGATCTTTGTCTTTCATCAGTTCAGCGAACTGCTTTTCATTGCCATATAAAGAAGATTTAGGTTGATAGTATTCATCTGAATTTTCATTATAATTCTTATTGTAGAATTGTGAATCTTCAGATAATTCTGAGAATGCTCTACTAGGTACTATATGAATATACTCTTCATTAAGTGGTACAATAGTAGTATAGTAAGAATTAGGTATTGCCTTACCTTCGGCAGTATACGTGTGATGTTGTGCTTCCCAAGAAGCATAATAACCAGGATTTGTAGCTTCTTTGGCAATTGCTTCCTTTTTATCTCTCTTATACTGCCAAGTAGTTACAGTTTTAGCAATATCTTTAAACTGTAATTCACCTTTCTTACCTGATTTTTTAGTTTTTCTTCTAATTCTACGTAAATCTCTATCAAGAGCTTTAAGTGTTTTTATTACTTCACGAGACATTAAGTGAGTATTGGGAGTACCAGTTCTTTCATCTCTATAAGTATTAAGTATTTCTCTCTTTACTTCTTGAATTCTAGCATACTCTTCACCATATTCTCGTCTTTGTATCTTCTTTAACTGTTCCCAGAATTTAGGATCTATTTCTACTCTAGTATTTCTTTGTTCCCACTTCTTGAATTCTTCTTCTGATAAAGTTCTTTTCTTTTCAGCTTTTACTTCATCAAATTTCTTTTGATTTACTTTATACTCTAAAGCTCCACTAAGCTGTTTATTTAAATCTTGTAATTCGAGAGCTATCTATAATTCAATATCTTGTTTCTTTGCTCCACTAGGATAGTAAATAGAAGCTAATTGCTTTTTCTAAACATAGTATCCTTGTAACTGATCCCATTCTGCATCGCTTAGTTTCTCCAAATTTACATTACCGTGCTTGTCTCTTGCTTTATCTAATAAAGTATAGATCTTAAATTGGATAGCGTCTCTAGCGGCAATAGTTTCATCACTAAGGCTATTAAATAAGTTATAGTATTCTGCTGTAAATCTTCTTTCACAGTGGTCTTCAAGCCACGCATTCTTTTCGGCATTAAATTGCTTTCTTACATTGATATCATCTGGCACTTGTCTATCTTCAGATACATTGTATCTAGCCTTAAGAGCTTTCACAAAGTCTTTAAACTCAGCTCTAAACTATCCATACTTTTTATCTCTAACTAAATAACCTGTCTTCTTTCCTTTAGAATCAGTTTCAAATAGTTTCAACTGCTTAGTGCCTACTTTATCAAGTAACTTTAATAGCTTTCTACCTTTAATATAAGTGTTTTCAGCAATTTTATCCTCTGCTCTCTGTACTATATTAAACATTACTCTAAGAGCTTCATCAGACATCTTATCTCCAGCACCAATAAGTCTTACTAACATAGACATATCGTTAGCGGTAGAAGTAAGCTAAGTATTAACATAGTTACGTATAGTATTAGATCCTGCATCAATACCTCGCATTAACAGTGTCTTTGCAGCATGGTCTGTTATTACGTCATTTAAGGCTGTTTGAGCGTATCCAAACATCTCTTGGATCTACTTTACCTAAGCTTTAAGATCGTCGAATTCCTGAGCTCCTAGTAAGTCTCTGTATCTATCTGAGTTGAATAATTCAGCAGCAATTTCATTACTAAGTGTATTATACATTCCATAGTAGTCCTGCTGAAATTGGATAAGCTGATTGTTACTCAATCCACTGTCTTTACCTTCAGTAATATTCTTCTAAGCTCTAAGTATAAGACCAATAGGACTTTCCATATTAGACCATACATCTTTGATAAAGAATACTATATTCTCAAGATCTGATACGGTTTTGTTTTCTAAGTTATTTAGCTGGTATTCTAATGAAGTGATTATAGCAGACTTATTAGGTATATTTCTATTACTAATTGCCTTAATTCTTTGTTTAACTCCATCTCTAATTCTTTGTCTTAGATTAGTTGTAACATTTGAAAAGTCATATCTGTTAGCTCTAAAGTTATTCAAAGCTTCTTGTGCTTTATTTATGTTTACTTCATTGAATTTTAATGCTTCTGGAGAGAATACACCGTCAAATAGGTTAGGAGAATTAGATATGAATCTACCACTATTGTCTACGGATTTCACATTTGTTGGATCTGATATTACATATATATCTTGATTCTCTTCCTAATTATCATCTATTCCGCGAAATATTGCTATATCTACTTCTTCGGCAGCTCTATTAATAGTTGGTGTAAATCCTTCTCCAGAATTTCTAAGTTCGTCTTTAGTTCCTGTCTTTTCTATTGCTTTTCTAGCATTTAGAAATACAGCGTATTGATATTTTCTATCTAATACAGTTCCTTCTTTTGGTTCTGGATTAGAAGTGAAAAATATTGCTTTTTTAGTTCCACCTTTAACCTTTGTAAAATAGTTATCAAATTCAGTAGAAAATTCTTTTATTTCATCATTACTGTAATGATAAACTATTAACGGCTCTCCATTTTCATCAACTACTTTAGATGATTCTTCTGGATTATTTATCCAATCACCAAACCATTTCTTGAATCCATTACTATATACTTTGGACTTAGCCTAAATAGCCTACATAGTATCTCCATCATACTTTTCCATAAGAGTTTGAAAAAGTATAGAAGGCTCACCATTAGGCGCTCTATCTATGCTGTTACCATTATTCATATCCCAGATGGAATATGCGGCATTCATAGCCGCATAATTCACACCTGTTCTTTGTTTCCTTAATTCTCCGTCTTTAAACTCCTCGATGGTCAAAGGTTCACCACCAAGAGCTTCCACTATGTCGTTGAAGGAATCTCTTACCTTCTAATTATTTATCTAAGGACAAAACATATTATTTATTTTTAACAATGACTACTAGGATCATCATCTTTTTTAGTTAAATACTCTTCAGTAATATTATCTTCAAACTTAAAGTTTTCAGGCTCTTCTTTAAACATACGATAATCAAGAACTTTGCTTGTCTTCTTTACAGGAGCATCTCCTATTGCTTCTGCAATTGCCAATCTCTATTCCATCTTATCTTTAAACGCTGGATTTTCAAGTAATCCATAATCACCAAGAGCATTATTTACATCTCTGTCAACAGCTTTTTGACCTGCATCACTTAACTTATAATCTAATCCTCCTTCAAGGTATTCATTCGGAGTAAATTCAACAATAATATCATCAAACTTAAGACCTTTATAAGATATTGCATAATTTCCTCTTTCGTGTGAATTGTAGAAAATCATAATCTATTCAGATGTTAATGTTTGTATATTGTTATTATCAAATGCTGACTTTTCATCATAGTTCTTATGATACTCTTGTATAAGCTTACCATTCTATAACGAACCTAATTTAGGTATAGCCATATAAACTGTCTTAGTTTCACCTTTAAGGGGTTTGCTAGGGTCATTCTTATCAAATGCTTTTACTTTACCTACTTTAACATAGAGTACATCATTCTATGGATTTCCATCATAAGACACTTTAACAAAGTCAGAATTACTGTTTTTACTATCCACAAAACTAAGCGCATATTTAACCCCTTTTCTATATTTTCTAGATACTGAGTTAGGAAGTATATCATCTGCAATAATACTACCAGCGCCAGATTTAGGAATAGATCTAGTAGGTACGATAGTTTCATTATTCCAGTTATTACGAGCTACTGACAATGAAATAGATGGATAACTACTTATAGAATGATTGTCTATATCTGTGATTATTTTATCTATTGAGTCACTATTATTGAGTACCTGAATTACATCTTTTACAGATTCAATATAACCATGTTGCATCTTCCAATCCATTGGAACTAAATGGAAGAATGTATTTACACCCTTATTATCATTAGATGTTAAGTAAGCATATCTAGCAAGGTCATTTGCGAAATTCCTAATACGTTCATCTTTACTATCTAATAGATCGGTAAAGTAAGCAATAAGTCTATTCTCAAAATTAGAACTATTAGACATTGAAGAGTTCATCAATTGAATTCTATCTGCTGTGCCCTCTACGTCTTTATCTGTAGCTGGTACAGGTATTAAATAGTTAAGTAATTCATTAGTGATATTACCTTCAGCATCTACTAATTCAGGATAGCTTGCCGGATTATTCATTATATTGTGTTTAAGATTAAATAATCTCTTACACATACTCTTATCACCAAACAACATATTATTGATCTATTCATCAGTAAGATTAAACATTCTCTCTTGCTGATTGTGAGTTCTAATATATGTTTCTGTAGCATCTGCTACTTGTGTAACTAAGTCTTTATTGCCTGTAGATTTACTTCTTACTATTTCATCTCCTGTAATAGGATCTTGAGTATAAGTTTTACCTACTACACTACCTAACACATAATTGTTTATATTCTTATATTGATAAGTAGCAGTAATAAGTTGTGTTTTAAGAATCTATCTGGGTATAAATACAGCATGCTCTAATTTAGTAGATAAGAATGTATTATTGTAATACTGAAGTAAAGCGTTTACTTCTAATGGCTTACCGTTTGCATCTGTCATAAAGAATGAATCCTGTTCTCCAGTTATAAAGTCTTGTACCTGATTGTAGAAATTACTTTCTAGAGCTAAAGTATTGCCGTACTTTTTAGTATCAATCTAAGATCTCTGAACTAATGTGTTAAGTGTATCAGACATTGGAGTAAGAGTATTGAATGTTCTAAATACCAATAACTGATTATAGTAATACATAAAGTCTTTTTCACCTTTGTTATTCTTAATCAAATTCTCTTTCAGAATAGATTGATCTAATGCGTTTGCAAGTTTTGGAGTATCTTCTTTGTTAATCTTCTTGCCAGCATAGAACGCTTTCCAGTTACTTAACATATCGGAATACTGATCTCTCAAATCAGGATCTTCCACTTCTTCTATACTTTTCTGAGCTAAAGACGTATAAATGCTATATAATTTATTTATAATATCCTTTTTTCTGTTAGCTATAGAAGTATTAGGATCTACACCATATACACCGTTTGCTTTGAGCATTTCATTTACATAGTCCTTAAGTATCTCTTGAGGTAAGAAATAGAAGGTAGTAGTACCCTTACCAGTTCTAAGTAAGAAGTTAGTCATATTATAAGTAACATCATTAACATTCAATGTCATAATGTACGGGTCTTTTGCAACGTCTACATGAGCATTAACCATTGCAGATAACCAGTCCATAATACGATAACCGTCTTGACTAGTGATAGAATCAATCTGTTCAAGATTGAACATACTTCCATATGCTCCGAAATCCATCTTTAGACCCATTGCTTGTGTCATAGCATGGTTAGTAGAATGCAAAGCAAACGGAGCAATACCCATTTTACCACCAGTATATTCAAACTTCTTTGATAACTGATATGATGGTAATGCTTCATAGAAAGGAGCAGCTTCGGCATTTGATGCAGCCTGTACTATAGGAAGAATATCTTTCTTCAGAATGTTAGTAAGGTTATCAAGAGGAGCTCTAGTTTCATCAATATTACTATCATCAGATATAACTAGGTTATACATGTCTAACAGTCTATTTACTAATGCTTTTTCATTATTAGCATGATAGATATCGTGCATAGACGTATCCTTAGTTTCATCGAACTCAATCTTATTGCCATCTTTATCATACCAGTATGATGCGATGTACAATTTATCAATATCAAAGTCAGAACCAGTCATTGCAGTAAATTCATCAGGAACTACAATAGTATCACCCATTACTGCGGGTAATACATCTGCAACTACTAATGATGCAGTAGATGAAAGACCCTGTGTCGGAATACGATAACCAATTGCAAATGGATCAGCTTTGTCTCCAATTATATTTTTAGACAACAACCATTCTCGCATAGTAGTATAATCTGTTTGATATTCTTCTGGTACTACGTGTCTAAAGAAGTTTATACTAAGCATACATTCCATACTACCATTATCTTTCAAGAATTTCAGAGGCTTACCATCATTATACGCTCTACTTACATCTTCTTGTGATAAAGTACTTGTCTTCTTAAATCCAAAGAATGCCATCTGAATAGCAGATCCACCCGGAGTGTTAATATCTACAGCTTTTTTACCTACTTGAGATACAATTCTACTTTCAATGAACTTACGAGTACTTAATGAAGACAAAGGAGCTATCATTTCTCCTGTAGTAGGATCATATGACATAGACATGATAGCATCAGTAGACAATCCACTTTGTTTACCTTGTTCTTTTAAGAATCTAGATAACTGTTTTTTGTCTAATTCTTTATCTTTATTGAAGAATTCTCTTTTTAAAGAGCTTGCTCCTTTATCAGATAAAGCTATAATGCTACCCATTACATTATTAATGATTTGTTCTCCTGTTATCTTTCTACCTTTATTATAACCATACACACGATCTTTAACAATGTTTGATAAAGCAATCTTAGATACCTGAGTACCAAATGATCGATCAGTATGTTCGTGAGGATCTGTATTCATCTGCAATCTCAGATTCTTTAGATCTTGTATATAAGTAGGAAGCATAGAGTTATTACTATCTAACTACTCTCTTATATCTGATCCTTTGATAGTAGATGTAGAAGGTTTGTTGAAGTTTTCAGCATTGAATTTAGAGTTTTGAGCATCGCTATAAGCGTCTACCAATACTCTAGATCCTACTTTAATTGCTGATTCAAACGCAATCATATCAATCTCTCCAAGTTCTGCATTATTCATTCTATCATAAATAATACGGTTATCAGCATTTGCTAATACTTTAAACATTGGGAAGATTGCCATCTTATCAAATACAGGAATTGTAAGGTTGAGAAGAGGGTTAGTATGATTACCAAAGTATACCATCTTCAAAGGTTTGATAAGAGTTTCTAGTGCTTGACTATATAACTCTGGATCAGATAACCAATTTGTATCAGATTCCATTAAGTCAAAAGCCTTTTCAACTTTTGGTGACCATTCTCCTACAGCTTGAATAATTCTCTTATATAGAGCAGGTCTGATATATACAGCAGCATCAGCTTGATTAATATTACCATTACCTCTATCATCCATACCGTATGCTCCAGCTTGTCTGGATACACTGGCATCTATCTTATTTCTAGTATCTTTATCAAATGTACTAAAGGTCTTTTCTAACTGCTTATCTCTAGTCATTTTAAGTAACTGTTCGTCAGTTAGATTAGGATTCCTTTTCTTAAGTACTCTTCTTATTTCAGCAGCTTTAAACAGTCTGTACAAACCATCATAACTATTAGATACTACATTGTTATCTGACAGATTCATTACAGTGAACTTAGAATTATTTCTAGGATCACCTTCTCCCCAATAAGTACGAAGATTAGAACCTGTAGATAATACAGAACTAAGACGTTTAATCTTGTCTACTGCTCTTTCAGTAATTACTGAATTATCTTTTTTGTTTCTCTGCCATTTGTAGTATGCTGGATCTCCAACAAACATTCTCTCTACTTCATTGACAGATATAATGGTGTTTAGAGTATGGTTAGCTATTACTGAGAATATTGCATCCTATCTATTTCTTCTAGAAGAATGTTCTTTAGGCAATTTAGCAGTATTACTAAAATACTCTTCTATAATGTTTTCAGGTATAAGTTTGTTGACTAAGCTACCTTCTTTAGTTACTTTGATAATACCTAAATTATTCAGCTACCTAACTTCATTCTTAATCAGATCCATAAGCGTAGCATTGATAGAATCATAAATATCCTATCTATTTGATTCATCAAATAATCTATTGCTTATTTGTTCTAGTCTTCTTTGAACTTGTCCTTCTACTCCATTGTATTCAGCTAATTCTGCCTGATATAACCATTGATTTAGTGGGAAATACTTATAAGTACCATCTTTAGTACGCATCTTAAGTGAAGAGAAATATCTAAATCTTCCTCCATTACCAGATGCATCCATCTTTCCTTTCTTTATCTTACCGTGATAGTTTTTAATATAAAGATTAGGGTTCTATTCAACAATGTGTTTATTTGCAAAATAGTCATTAATAGCATTAAATTCACTTACTAAGTAATTATAGAAAGCCTCAATAGTGCTATCAGATAATCTGTAATCACTTAATTGTTGATATTCAGTCTGTAAACCATCTTCTGTAAATACATCTACTGCTTTAGTTTTACTAACTAAATCGTGGAATAAGTTTACTCCACTAATTGCATACCATGTCTTCTTATCAGCCATAGTAGGTAAAGTAATGTAGTTATTGTGAGTAAATACCATTTTACTAATATAATCCTCAATAGGAGATATTCCAAAATAGTCTCTACTTTCATTAGTATCTTTACTCTTTAATGCAATAAATGTATGTAGTTTAAGGTGAGCCCCGTTTGCTACTCCATTCATAAGAATAGAGCTCTTATTATAAGAAGATTTTAACATCTCCTATACAACATTAGGATCGTTGTTTGCCCATCTAATCTGGTCAGCAATGTAGTTATTTTCACTAATAGGATACATTGTGGTGTTATTAGGACCAGTTACACTAAATTCAGCAGGATTTGGATGTGTTCTACCATATGCTACAGCTAACTGAGATATCATAGACTTTTCACCACCAACGAATACATTATCATAGTTTACATTCTTATTCTGTCTTCTGCCTTTTCCTCCAGCTAAATAACCAATGTTACCAAATACACTATCTGTAAAGTTACCCGGAACTGAACTAGATAACATACTAAATAATTTATCAAACTGTGAAATAGTAGGTAGATTTTCATTAACAGAATCTACATTGTATAACAAGTAATCTATAGTATTTACATCAACTGGTATACCTATAGTATTAAGTATATCTACTAATTGCTGTTTTGATTGTAGTACGAGATTCCTTACTTCATCTTGAGTATGCGGTCTACGCTTCTTACCTATGAAGTCTTGAGCCATTGCATGAAGCTCTTTTTTGATATTGGTATAATCTTTGATTATTCTCTTATATCTTGCTTCATCAACATGTACATCATTAGGATCTTCTTTGTTTACCATACCAGACACATAGAATAATGTGCTCCATTGTCTCGGGTATTTGCGAATAAGTCTAAGATTCTCTGAAGATAATATAGTCCAATTACCGGCTTTAGCTTTCACTGTTTCCTTTATGTCTCCAGCTTCATCATACTCTCTACTCTATTTGGATTTCTCAAAAGCTTCTTCAAATTGAATAGTAGTAAGTTGATTCTTAGCACTCTTAATGGTAACGAGTAACTGAGTCTGAGTATTTTCATCAGGAGTATTATCACCTGTAAGACTGTTGTACAGAGATTGGAAGAATGGGTCTGTTTTGGCAAGTTCTTGAGACATACCTATAATATCTTCCCAAGTTTCTACACTCCACAGATTATCCATTATTTTATTCCAAACAACATCAAACGGTACAGTAGTTCCCATACCGAATATACTATCTTTTACAGGCTGCAATTCTCTTACTTCGTTACCATTTTCATCTACATTATAGACATATTCTTCTTTGGGAATAGAATAGAAGAATAACTTAGCATTAAATGATGTATTACTTTTTTTAGAGAATTCGTATGCAACTCTATCAAATATCTCTTTAGGATTTACTTCACCAGTATCTACACTAGCTTTAGTCTCGTCGTCTTTAGTTTCTATCTCTTTAATAGAAAGCTCTCTAAGATTGTCAATTACAGCTGAGTGAAACAAGTCATAGTTTGCTACTACTTCTCTAGCAATGTTTTCATTACCTTCAGGTATTGCTCCACTTTCAACACTAGTTTCAAGTATCTGAAGTAACAGTTTGAACTTATCACTAAGTCCATCGATGTCTTCTTGAGTTCTAATACCAAACAAACTAATAGCGGCATTAGTAAGAGAGTCTACTACATCATAGTATGTACCTGGATCAGTAATGCTCTTAATCTTCTCTTGCTGTTCTTTAGTTATACCAGGAATACTAAAGTATACACCTTTATAGTAAGCATCTTTAAACTCTTTAATAGACTCTTCATTCAATGGAGTTTTTGCGTACTGACCATTCTTGATTCTCTTATATACACTACTAAGTAGGGAATCGTTTCTATTAAACAGTTTATTTATGAAGTCCTTAATTCTTCTAAATGCTTTTAAGATAATATATCTAGGTTTAGTCTCAGTAAGCATCCATGTTCTAAAGTCTTCTGCCAAATACTCTTCTAGTTCAGCTTTAGTAGCATTAGAATATTCTGGATATTGCTTCAAGTATTCTCTATACAGTATCTCTCTTTCAGTATTAGAATGTACTAATAAGTTTACATAGTGCCATGCTTCGTGATACTCAATACCTTCTCTACCTTTCTTAGACAGAATAATTTGTCCAAGTAGAGTATCAGCAGCTACTCTAGTAACACCATATACTTCTGGGTTATTACCCATACGCATAGCAGCTTCTGTAATAAATACTTGCTCTGGTTTTAAACCTAATTTATTAATTAACCATTTACGAGCTTCTTCAGTATTTACAAATGCTCCAGTCTATTCATTAGTAGAATCTGAATATACACCTTGAGGAGTAGCCATAAGACCTAATTTACCATTAGCATCATAGTAAAGAGTCATACCTTTAGGAGTACGCATATTCAAAGCTTGAGCTTCTTCTTTAGTAAGTAGTCTATTTACTTTAGGACTATTACTATCAGCTTTTCCTAATTGATTATAGAATTTAGCTGCTCTACTTTGAGAAGGTTTAGCTGTCTGACCAGGCTGCTTAACTTCCTCTTTTTCTTTTACTTCTTGTTTAGGTAATTTAGTTTCATCAACTTGAATATCATTAACATATAAGAAAGGAGCATTGAAAGCCTATTCACCTACATCAGTCATAAGCTTACCACTTCTAATCATCCAATTAAGTAATGAAGGAGCTTCTTCTCTATCTTTAACAAGTTTTGATCCTACTTTCTTAATACCTAAGTCTTCTTTAGTAAACTCTAATTCTCCCGGGAATAATACTAGTTTATCTTTCTGAGATTGTATCATCAGATCTCTTAGCTGTTCACTAATAGGAGCTATCATAGCATCAACATCAGTATTCCAGTGATAGTTCTACATGATGTTGTATATTACTTCTCTTTTAAGCTACTTAGATCTTTCTATCTAGTCTACTTTTAATACTACAGATTCATATCTACCAGTATTTTCATTCTTTACACCAAGTCTGAGTGTATTAGTTTCAGGATCGAAGAACAATTGTTTAGCTACTAAGAAATTTGCTTTCTTAGCTAACTTGTTAGATACGCTGGTATGATCGCCATTGTTTACAATAATGTTAAGTATATCGTATCTATCCTCAACATTACCAACAAGTAAGTCATATATATACTCAGGAAAACTCTTCTTTATACCTTTCTGTTTATCATACAGCTGAACTTCTTCAGGAGATGTCACATTGGGATTTCTAAAGAACTTTTCACTAAGCATTATAGGTGCACTATATCGTCTAGACGGAGTATTTTCTACTTTAGGAAAGATGTAGATACTACCAGAATATCCACCTCTGTCTGCTAGTGCGACAGTCTTATCTAAAGAGTTGATAGCCATAGGATTCAACTCTGACATTATACCAGTACCATAACCAAATGTTACTTCATCAAGTAAAGCGTAAGGATCTTCTGGTATAGCAAAAGTTTTTACTTCATTAAGCTTTCTGTATACAGGATTACCATCTGCATCTTTCTATGTATTGAATACTCCATTAGTCCTATTCATAGAAGTAGGAACAACATGTGTAAGAGCAGTGGTAGGTATATCAGTTCTTCCTTGGAAGTATGCAGAAATGATCTTATTACGGAAGTCTTTAAGTCTGTTTACATCGTCTACATTCTTTTCTCCTCGTCTTAAATAGAATGTTTCTGCATCTTTAGGTTTACGTAAAGCGGTAGCGTATACATTATCTCCTAACTTTATAATAAGGTATATATCAGCACTATCAAAAGTAGTAATATCATTAGGATTAAATGTGTTATTCTTTCCATATTTACCAATAGCAAAATAAGCCTATCCTTCGTCTTTTACTCTGTCTAAGAAAGTAGGATCTGCTAGTGCGTGTGCAAGCTCTTCTCCAGTGTTTAACTTGCCTTCGTGTGGTAATTTGAATGGTAGATCTAATGGTTTAACAGCATCTGGTAAGTAAAATAAGGTTTTACCGACTTTACCAGCAGCTACTAGTGTTTGTGAAGTACTTACTCCTTTTACAGAAGCCGGATCTTTTTTAGCAGACTCTGTTAAAGCATCTAGTTTACTTCCATCTTGATCTAAGAATTGTAGTTCAGCATCAGCGAATTCTATCTTAGCTGGATCTACAGGTTTACCATCTAATAGTACATTACCTTGTTCATCTATCCCGTATCTGCTATTATCAGGAATAGATGTACCTGTTCTCGCTTCTGGAGCAGGAACTGGATCTGGAGTCTATTTAGGAGCTTGAGTAGCAGGTTTGTCTACTTTAGTTTTCTTTTCTACACTCCCTTCTTTAAACTCTTTCTCTTCAACGCCCTCTTGTACTTTATCTTTTACAGTACCTTCTTTGAACTCCTTTTCCTCTACTCCTTGTTCTATTCCTCTAAGGTCTACATCTTCAGGTTCTTCTCTAAACAAAGAAGGACTAAGAGGTTTAGTTCTGTCAATTTTCTTTGTTACAACATCTTGTTTTGTAACAGGTTCATCTTCAGGTTCTGGTTCGAGTTCAGGATCTTCGTCTGTTTCTTCAACTACTTCTTCTTGTTCTTCTGGTTGTGAAGATTTATCTGCTTCTTCTGGAGTAGGTTCTGTAG